CTTTGCCTTGAATTCAGGGGTGAGCTTTTTACGAGTTGTTTGAGTCTTCATTGCGAGTGCAAAGTTACAAAAATTATTTGACTTATGCACTGGTCCGAAAATTTGGGAGTATTATAATGGCCAAGAAGGAAGATGAATGATTTGCTATGGCTTAATCTGTTGTTTTATTGATTTTTGAAATATGAAGATACACAGCAAACTTTTCGAGGAATGCTACAACAACATTCCTCCTGAGCAGAAACTTGAAGGCGAATTGTCTTATGGCATCGCTGAAAAAATCTATGCGACACTGCAGGAGAAAGGCATGTCGCAAAAGGATTTTGCACGTCAGCTTGGTAAGCGTGAGTCAGAGATTTCAAAATGGCTGACTGGAAGGCATAACTTCACGCTGCAAACTCTCGCATTGATTTCCACTGAACTGGGAGTCAATCTTATTATAGTAGGATAAATCTGACTGTTTCCGTCTTTCACTATTCCATATGGTTGTTCTACTTTTGCAGAAGTAATACAACCATTTTTCTTATGAATATAATCATAGATGATAAGGAGGCAGTGGCTCAGTGGAAATTTAGTGGGGATAAGCATAAATCATAGCAGGTCTGTATAGGAAGAACTTTTCATCGACAATTCCTCTTAGCGAAGCTCTGAAAGCCTTGATTTTTGCATTGAATGATTCAGCAGCAGCGTTTGATGATTTGTTGACATAGAAGTTGAGTATGTCATCGTAGTGTTCGTAAAATGTAGCAGCAATGACATTGAAGGAATGGAATCCGGCTTCTTCAACCTTGTTATACCATCTGGCCATGGAGAGTCTGGCTGCATCCTTGATTGTGTTCTTCGAGAAGATCATTCTGAGTGAATGTGACAGTCCGTAGGCAATTTTCACATCAGGGTATTCACGGAAGAGAATCTCTGCCCTTTGGCGTTGTGATGCAGTCCATTTCTCGCCAGACTTGAATAGAAGGTAACGGCTTCTGGCCAGCAGTTCCTTCCTGGTGTCTCCGTTCTGATAACGGAATTGTATGTACTCACGTCCTTCCAACTTGGCATTTTCCATATCGTCATTGGCTTCTTGTATGGCATCCCAACGGTGCTTGATACGCATCTCCTGCACTGCATCACATGCCAGTTTCTGTATGTGAAAGCGGTCTATCACCCTTATGGCCTTAGGAAAACATGAACGAACAATCTTTTTATGTATCGCCTATGTGCGCGGACTTACAATTAACTGGTTTTCAATCTCTTAAAAAAGAAAGGAGGTTTCCAAGACTATTACTTGGAAACCATCTTACAAATCCTACATTTTAGGTAGGTTGTGACCCGCTTGGGATGAATGTGACCTGTTTGGGAAATGTCCAAAAAGGTCATTACTTTATGGATAAGTCATTGACATCAATTTCTTAACTGCTTAACTGTCAATGTACTACCAATATTTCAATTTTATCTTTGCTTTGTTGTTCGTCGCAATGTACTTTTTCATATTTCCTTGCTTGTATCACACCTGTATCACAAATTCTAATGGGCAAGTCCGCATTTTTCATTTTGCGCACATCAAAGTATGTACAATCTTTACATTTTTTCGCGCCTGCAAGAAAGCAAATTTTGGCTTGTAGCTCTATTTTCATAAAGCAAGCCGACAGCAAGTTTTTCGCTTAAAACTGCCATTTTGTGAAATCCAAAGTGGTCGATTAAAAATTATTTTTTCATTTTGTCCATAGGTGTCCAGAGTTATCGGACACCCCCAAAATTACCTTTGCATTTGCGATTGCCGTTCCAAAAGAAATGGCTAAATTAGCGAATGCAAGATGGTCATTTTTAATCGTCACCACGATAATGATTTCAACCGCAAAAGTACAAATTATTTTTGAAATAACATTACGTTTTACATAAAAAAATTGCAGTTATGGCGAAAAAACTTTTGAACTCCTCACAAGAGGAGTGGCTAAAGAAAAATTACCACCTCATGAGCAACAAAGAGCTTGCCGAGGAATTGTCGCAAATGGTAATGGAAGAGAACCGGAAAACTATCGAGCGTCTGGAAAACCTGCTTCCTGATGTCACCTACCAACCTACTCGAAAGTCTGTCGAGCATCAGATTGAGAAGATGAAAAGCTTTGGCGGTTTTTCCGAAGCCTACGTCCGTCATGTAGCAACACGTCTGGAATGTAAGCCAAAGTCAAAGGCTCTCATCTCGCAGTACGGAAAGGAGAAGGCTCACGACACAAACATCAAGAAGTGGGTGAAGAAGGCAAAGAAGGTGGAGAACATCGCCGCTTACTTGCGTACGATGCGCGCGCGTGAAATAAGAATATGTATAGTCGATTCGGAAGCCTATCTAAACACTTTCCGTAATGCTGTGTATCGCTTCAACCAAGGCGAAGGTCTAGACTCCGGCATCGAGATTTACTACGAACATATTTCAGAAGCTAATCTGCTCCGTCTGGTGGCAAAGGTAAACCCAAGGTCATAGCATCATGGAGAAGAGGAAAAGTCGAAGGGAGCAGACTCTGGAACGGATGTTCGTAGAGTTGAGAAAGGATGTCATCGCCTACATTGATGAGCAATTCAATGAGGCGACGAAATCACAGATGGCAGAGTTCATCGAGAAGAAAGTGTCAAAGGCGGCAGATGAGAAGATGAAGTTGCTGATGCCACAGGCTATCGCAACCATCGAGGCTAAAATAAGCCATGTTCTCAATCTTCCCCTTTCGGTTAAGCAGGTTGCTTTGCTGACTGGCAGGACTGAAGCCAGCATCTACAAGATGTGTCAGCGAAAGCAGATACCTTTTGTGAAAAACGGAGGTGTGGTACACATCTACCTCCGTGACGTAAACGATATGCTGCTGTTCTTACAGAAATAGCGTGTATCGTTGTTGAAGATGAAGTCCACCTTGCTCTCCGTCGGGAGACGTGGACTTGGTGGCATTTTTATGGTTTTAATACTAACATGATATGAAGAATGATATTATCACTACAAATGATGTAGAAAGCAAAGTGATTTCTATCCGCGGTCAGCATGTTCTCCTTGATAGAGATGTTGCTGAACTATATGGAGTGGAAACAAAGCATATAAACCAGGCAGTAAAAAACAATTTGGACAAATTTCCCGAAGGCTATCTCTTTGAGTTGGATGAAATCGAAAAATCAGAGGTGGTCAAAAATTTTGACCACCTTAAAGCATTGAAGTTCAGTTCTGTCACGCCTACAGCATTTACGGAACGTGGTCTTTACATGCTTGCCACCATCCTTAAATCGAAACAGGCTGTACAAACAACCATCGCCATCATCGACACCTTCACAAAGGTCAGGCAGATGGCTCGTACTATGGAGGCTCTGCAGCAGACAGAGGACGGAGGAGAAGTGCAGCGCACCCTCCTTCAGAAGACAGGCGAAATTCTCGCTGATGTGGTGGGAAACAACCTCGCCACCACTACAACGGAAACACAGATTGAACTGAATTTCGCCATCGTGAAAATTACCCACAAGATAATCCGGAAGAATGATGATGAGTGAAAAGATAACAGTCATCTCTGATATAGCCCAGTTGATGATTGACAACCAAATGAAATACTCGCTTCCAGTCAATATCATCGTCGGGGATAGTTTTATAGATGAAAATGGCGATGAACAGCAGGAACTTGTCTGCGAGTATGAGGCAGTGAACTATCATGCCTTTGCGTGGCTTGTGAACCTGGCCACTGTCGGCTACATAAAGTCCAAGGAGAAAGGAGGGGCAAATGAAGACGATTGAAATGCACGTCCACAAAGACATCGCCATGAAACTTCAGGAGGCGCAGATCTTCCATAACCTCCCCATTAACATTCATGTCAAGCCAATCATTCACGGAATGGTGCCTATGACATTTGAATATGAGGAGGAGGACGAACTGCTTGCCCAATGGTTCACTGATACACTCATCGACAAATATGCAAGGGATTTATGATACAACAAGAAACCATAGACCGTATTCTCGCGGTAGCGGACATCAAAGATGTCGTAGGCGACTACGTCACTTTGAAGAAGCGTGGTACCACGTTCCATGCTTGCTGTCCGTTCCACTCCGAGAAAACGCCGTCCTTCACCGTATTCCCCAACACTGGCACCTACAAGTGCTTCGGCTGTGGAAAGCAAGGCAATGTGGTGGGCTTCCTGATGGAGCATGAAAACCTCACATTCCCGGAAGCGGTGAAGGCACTGGCAAGGAAATACGGCATTGACATACAGGAAAAGGAACTCACACCGCAGGAGGAGCAGGAACACAAGATGCGAGAATCCATGTGGATAGCCAATAGGATTGTCGCTGATGAATATGCCCGTCAGCTCCTTGCCAAAGAGAACAAGGCGGCACGCGATTATGCCTATGGTCGATGGGGAGAACACTACTGCAAGCAGGTTGGCATCGGGTACTGCCCACGAAACGCGAGGCTTATTGACTCCCTGGGCATATCGCAAGAGGTGGCGGAAGCACTGCATCTGAAGAACAGAGGTGGCTACGACTTCTTCGGAGGACGTATCACCATTCCTATTCTTGACAGGATGCAGCGCGTCATCGGCTTCACGGCTCGCGCTTTCGACACGGACAGCGAGGCGAAGTACATGAACTCCATGGACTCGCCTATATACTCCAAGTCAAAGTCCGTGTTCGGCGTGAACCTCGCCATGAAGGAGGCGGCAAAGTCTGAACGCTTCTACCTCGTGGAAGGTGCGCCAGACTGTATGCGCCTTCAGTCGATAGGCATATATAATGCGGTTGCCACACTCGGAACGGCATGGACGGATGACCATTTCACATTCCTCAAACGTGCGGCATCGCATCTGTGCTTTCTGCCTGATGCTGACCCACCGAAGGAGGGCGAGCAATTCGGACCAGGCATAAAGGCGGTGATGAAGTCCGGCGAAGCTGCCATGCGTCACGGCTTCTCCGTGTCAGTGAAACAAATCCCTATCACCGAAGAGAAGCAGGATCCTGACACATACTGCCAGAACCGCAATATCTTCAACGCCATCGAGGAGAAAGACTTTATCCTATGGCTTGCCGATAATCTCTTCTGTGAGGGAATGACAACGGAGCAGCAGGGAAAGGAGGTTTCTCGCATCGCTTCTATATTGGCGTGCATCGAGGATGACACGACCATTGAAATGTACCTCGGCCAGCTTGTCAAGTATGGGCAGACGAAAAGCGTCTGGAGGAAAGCTATTGACAAGCAGCGCAAGGCAAAGGCTGAAGCGGAGGCGAAGGAGAAACAGGACAAGGAAGCCGGACTGTTCAAGAAGTACGGCTTCAATGTAGAGGGGAACAAATACTATTCCGTCGGAGATAAAGGCTACTATGAATGGAGCAATTTCACCATGCAACCGCTGTTCCATATTAAAGATGCTGTGATGCCGAAACGCATCTACATCCTGAAGAATGTCTTTAATGTGGAAGAACTGGTTGAACTGAAACAGGAAGACCTTGTTTCCATCTCAAAGTTCAAGCAGCGCGTCGAAGGCCTTGGCAACTTCATCTGGATGGCTACGGAACGCGAGCTTACCAAATTGAAAATGTACCTCTACGAGAAGACTGAAACAGCCATTCAGATTACACAGCTGGGCTGGCAACGCCAAGGCTTCTTTGCTTTCGGCAACGGCATCTACTTCGATGAAAAGTTCATGAAAGTAGATGACTATGGGATTGTGCGTCTGCCTGATGCCAACTTCTACCTTCCTGCAAACTCAAAAATATACCGCGATGATGCGAAGTTGTTTCAGTTTGAACGCAAGTTCGTACATCTCGGACTGTCATCAATCTCGCTGAAGGAGTTTTCTGATCAGATATTTCTCGTCTTCGGCGACAACGGCAGAATTGGCTTCATGTACTTCCTTGCCACTCTCTTTCGGGATATTGTCACTCGCGAGACTCGTTCCTTCCCTATACTGAATCTCTTCGGTCCGAAAGGTAGTGGTAAGTCAGAACTTGGGCATACGCTGATGTCGTTCTTTGAGATTGACAACGTGCCGCCCAACATACAGAACTCCACGCTTCCTGCTCTCAATGATACAGTCGCTGCCGTCGCTAACGCTCTGGTGCATATTGACGAGTACAAGAATGACCTTGACATCAATAAGCACGAGTTCCTGAAAGGTCTCTGGGATGGTACTGGGCGAACACGCATGAACATGGACTTGGACAAGAAGAAAGAAACGACATCTGTTGATTCGGGTGTCATCCTCTCTGGGCAGGAGATGCCTACGGCGGACATCGCGCTCTTCTCCCGATTGATCTTCCTGTCGTTTGACAAGTCGGAGTTTACCGAAGAGCAGAAAGCGAACTACATCAGGCTGCGTCAGATGCGGTCGCAAGGGATGTCGCACCTCACACTCCAGCTTATATCTATGCGTAAGAAAGTCGAGAAGGATTTTCCGATGTTCTACGAACAGACGATGACGGACCTCAATACCAGACTGCATGATATTGTGGTCGAAGACAGAATCCTTCTCAACTGGCTTTCTCCGCTTGCCGTATTCCGGTGCCTTGAAAGCACACTCTCGATTTCTCTTTCATACAAACAGATGATAGATATTTCAGTCCAGGGCATCACAAAGCAAAACAGCGAATGCAAGCAGAACAACGAGCTTGCCGCTTTCTGGAACATGGTACAGTTCCTTGCCAGTGATGGCGAGATTATGGAGAGCGGTGACTACCGCATCGACTATCTGCGCCGCCTGAAGACGGACACAGTAAATGCTAACTGGTCTGAAACAAAGCCTGTCCTCTATATACAGAAATCGCGTATCTTCATGCTCTACAAGAAGCATGGCAAAGCCGTGGGAGATACGCTGCTTCCTGAAGGCTCGCTCAAATACTACCTTGAACACTCTCGCGAATATCTCGGTGAGAAACCGGGAATACGCTACAAGGTGTTCCGAAAAGGTATGCCTGTATTTGACGACAAGGAGAAGGACGCCAAAGGTGGTCTGAAAGAGAAATCAACGGTGCAGCGGTCTTACTGCTTCGATTACAATATGCTTTGCCAAAGCTACAGCATCAACCTTGAATGTGCGAAGGAGTCGGATGGCGACACTGCACATCAGGAGGACTTCGATGCTGAACACCCCAAACAACCGAAACTGAACTTTGACGATGACAAGTAAATTCTTCATACACTCTTTGATTATGACTGCTTTTAGTTGTGAAACTGGAAGCAGTTTTTTGTTGTCGGAAAAAGCGAAATCTTATATTTGGGATGGTTTTCCATGTAACATTTGTAACAAATGCAACATAATAAATCATAGAGATTTAGCCTTTCTTTTCCTTGCAGCAAACTGCAACATTTTGCAACATTTCTGACCCTTTGCAACAAAAGCGGTGGTTTTGCAACAAAACCTACTTCTCGTTGCAAAATCTATTCTTAATATATAGTTGATTATCAGTTATATATAAGTTGTAAACAAATGTTGCAAGGATTGCGCCCCAAAAGGTGTATCGTGCGCGTGTTTTCTTTTTTGTTGCCGAGCAAGTCCGAAACCGCATGACATCCCATGTCGTGGTCACTCATAATCGGGTGCTTTGTAATCGGAGAATGTCTGCCTATCTGTTGCCAAAGCTCTCGTCCGATAGGCTCTCCTCTTTTCTGCCCTGGTCTTCACGGAGGTGTTCATATCTATCCCAACAGGAAATCTGCCATCTGCACATTTTCATGATTGGCGCAGCGTGTGTTCACTCATTCCGCTCTCGCGTTCTCGTGGGTACTCTCATCCTCATTCCTCTGCCTTCATCGGCTACTGCTGCAGATAGAAACTCATCTTCCTCTTCTTTGACAGCCTCATGTCGGTCTGCCACCGCACTTTGCCTTCCGCGTCATACTGTCATTGGATGCCGATACTACTCCTGCTGCTTGCCCTTGTTTCATTGACTCCTTCCTGTATTGCATCCTGAATCGGCTATACTTACTGATTTTCTCTCTCACTGTTTTCTTGACGAACATTGCCTGTGCCTTGCTTACTTCCCGATGGGCTAAATCATTTTCCGTTGCAAAGTTAAGGCGTGCCGTTTGAGGCAAGTACCTCTGCATTATTGCTACACAAAAAGGTGTGGCAACCTTCCGCATTTTGCCCAGTGTTTGCTCCCTGGTTGCAAAATGGGTATTCCTCACTTTTTCTTTTCAATTCCTTGCATACCGCACTTCCCACGCTCACTTTCTGAAAGCAGCGTAAAATTTATTTCCCATTCGGGAGCAAGTCTAACATTCAAATTCTAAAAACAATGAAAGAATCAGTTTCAAACACAGCCGCTTTAACAGAAGCAAAGGAAGTCCTCTCTTACAATGAAATCAAGGAGCAGTACGGAGCAGATTATACTGAAGAGCATCCGTCAGTATATTGCGGCACTTACGGCAAGTACAATGATGGCAGTCTATTCGGCATGTGGCTCGATTTGACAAAGTTCAAGGATTACGATGAGTTCATGGACATCTGCCGTCAGTTGCACGCCGATGAAGAGGATCCAGAGTTCATGTATCAGGATTTCGAGTGCTTCCCTCGCTCACTTTATTGCGAGAGCTGCATGGGTGAAGACACTTTCGACAAGATTATCGAATACGCCAATCTCGATGACAATGAGCAGGAGGCTTTCCACGATTTCCTCGATTTGGGATATGATTTCGATATGGACACGTTCCATGATGCCTATCAGGGTCACTTCGATTCAGAAGAGGATTTCGCTGAATATATCGTCCGCGAGTGCTATGATTTGGACAACATGATGGGCAGCCTTGCAAATTACTTCGATTACAAGGCTTTCGCACGCGATTTGTTCTATGATTACCACATGGGAGATCACGGTCATGTGTTCCGGGCTTAAAGGCTCGGCTTCCATTCTGATGAAAGGTGCAGCGATGCACCTTTCTTTTTTGCACAATCCTTGTTTTTTGACCATGAAACCGTCAATAATCAACTATACTTCGGCGAGTTATGCGATTTATCTTTTGAGGCACACAGTTTATTTCGTATCTTTGTACGTGCTTAAACTTTCTGTGCCTATGACAGTATTCCTTTCTTTGGAGCCATACCTTGCCCAATGGTTCATTAACGATTGCGGTGGAGAAGTCCCAGTCCGGCTGAAACGAGGTTCAGCGGAGTGCGACATTCTCGAAGCTTTGCTGCAAACTCCTCCGAAGGATGGCAGCTACACTCCACAGCTTACTCCGATGGAGGGGCAGGTGGAGATTGTGCTTCCAAACTTCAAGCGCAAGGACACGAGATATTACTACTATCTCTCGCCTCGTGCTGCCGTCGTTCTTCATGCGTGCATACGCAATCGGTTTAATGTGCAGCTCTGGAAAGACTTGCATACCATCGGCAATGTCACCAAGCGGAACGATATTGCTATCTCCACTTGGATGAAGGCTCACAACATCGAGGATGATGAAAAGAACTGGAACACAATCGCAAAGATTCTTCAGCGGAAACGTGCAGTCTATTGTGCCGGAAAGAGGCTTACCGACCACAAATCAAGCCCGCACAAGAAAAAAGTGCCGAAAAACGCTACAACTTCAGAACATCTTTGTCCACCAAATAAACTAGAACAATGAAACAGTCACTTCCTTCCATCGGTTTCATAGGCTTCCTGCCTTGCAGCGAGCTTACTCCTGACATACTCCTCAAATACTTGTCGGGAATGCCTATCAGCATATTCGCTTCGCCCACGCCCATAGAACACTATGGGAATGCTTCGTGTGAAGCGGTCTCGGAATATGACAACGGCTCACGTCTGGAGAAGACAACGCTCAAATTCACCACTGCGGACGAGGTTCCTGAACGCCAGGATCTCGCCTTCGTCGTGAAGGACGTGCAGGGCAGGGAATATGTCATCGGGCAGAAAGAGTCCCCCTACCCGATGGTAGAAATATCTACTTCGGTGGACAAAGATGAGAACATCAAGGAAGTAAAGGTCGTGTTTGTTGCAAGAAAATCTCTGTTTCCTTACAGTTTTTAGCAATTATCGGCAATTTTTCTCATACAATTTAATATTGATTGAGAATAATTCAGTATCTTTGCAGTCGATATTTATTTCACATGTTCAATAAAAATTAAATGAAATGGAGATAAAGCGTGATTTATACCTTCAACAGTTGATTGACAGCAGAGGTAATGGCATGATAAAAATCATCACTGGTATCAGGCGTAGCGGCAAATCATACCTGCTCTTCAATATCTTTACGTCATGGCTGAAAAGCCAGGGTGTAGATGAACAACATATCATACAAGTCAATCTGGAAGACAGGCGTAACAATAAGTTACGTGACCCTGACGCACTACTTGAACACATTGACAGCCAGATGACTGACAAAGGTCAGTATTACATTCTGCTTGACGAAGTGCAGCTCGTAAGGGAATTTGAGGATGTGCTGAACTCATACCTCCATATTCCGAATGCGGATGTCTATGTGACTGGCTCTAACGCTCGTTTCCTGTCGAAGGATGTCATCACCGAGTTTCGTGGACGAGGATTTGAGATACGTGTCATGCCGCTTTCTTTCAGTGAGTTCTTTTCCGTATATGAAGGCAGCAAGCAACTGGCTCTTGACGAGTATATGACCTTCGGAGGATTGCCACAGATTTGTTCTATAACAAAGGAAAAGGGTAAGTCGGAATACTTGAAAGGGCTGTTTGAGGAAACGTATATAAGAGATATCAAGGACCGCTACCATGTCCAAAAGGAAGACGAACTATCTGACCTTATAAATATCATTTCTTCCTCTGTAGGTAGTCTTACCAATCCTCGGAAGTTAGCAAACACGTTCTTGTCAGTGAAGAATGAAAGAGTTTCACCTGAGACTATAAAATCCTGGCTGGAATATCTGTGTGACTCGTTCCTCGTGTCAAAAGCTATGAGGTATGACGTAAAGGGCAAGAACTACATCGACACACCTTCCAAGTACTACTTTTCTGATTTAGGACTTCGCAACGCACGCATCAACTTCAGACAGGACGAAAAGCCACACATCATGGAGAATATCATCTACAACGAACTTTTAGTGAGGGGCTTCAATGTGGATGTAGGAGTAGTTCCTGTCAAAGTCAGGGATGAAGAAGGCAAACAGAAGTATTCTCAGCTGGAGATTGATTTTGTCTGCAATCAAGGAAGCCGTAGGTATTACATCCAATCGGCATTCCGCATGGAGAGCGAAGAGAAGGTAGCGCAGGAACAGGCTTCACTGCTTAGGGTGGATGACTCGTTCAAAAAAATCATCGTCCTAGGTGAAGAATGCCTGGTTCACCGTAATGAACATGGTATTACGACTATGAGTATATACGACTTTCTGTTGAACGAAAATTCTCTGGAGCTATAAAGATGTCCGTAATGATGTCCTTACATAAAAAGACTATCGAAAGAGATATTATTAAGCTTAAATCTCTTGGATTTATAGAAAGAGAAGGAGGCAATGCGAAGGGGCGTTGGATTATCCTGAAATAACGTCTTTTCCCAGCTTTATATAATAGCGTACTTTTGTGGCATAAATCACATCAGTACGCTTTTTTTATGGCTAAACAGAATTATTCACTTCACCTCAAAGGCTACGTTGGAGGTTGGGATTTCGATGCTGACTATGTGGACTATATTCTCGCAAAAAATGCAGATAAGGAAGTCCACGTCCTCATCGACTCTCTGGGTGGCTCACTCGCCAAGGCTCTCTCCATCGTCGCAGCCTTCCGCAACCACGGCAATGTTCATGTCCATTATGTCGGCATGAATGCTTCGGCTGCTACTATCGCTTCGCTCGGTGCAAAGCACGTCAGCATTGACTCTTCGGCTATGTACCTCGTTCACAAATGTTCCATGGAGTTCTTCCAGTGGGCATCCGCTAACTCGGACAAGTTGCAGTCCATCATCGAACAGGCAGAACAGATGAAGTCTGATCTGGAGAAGATGGATGCCAATGTCGCACAGATGTATGCTTCAAAGTGCAAACGCAAACCGGAGGATCTGCTCGCACTCATGAAGAAAGGCGGATGGCTCACCGCAAAGGAGGCTCTGGACTGGGGCTTCGTCGATGAAGTCACTTCCTACGAGGAGGATGCCGCCCCTGTCATTGATGACAGAGTCGCTGCCGACATGGGAGCTGCTGGCATCCCGGTGCCTTCATCGGTGGCACACTCCGAACCTTCCTCTTCTCTCATGGCTCGCTTCGTCGAATCTCTTACTAACTTCTTTAAGTCAAACTCTAAATCCAATTCTGACATGAAACCAGAAAACAACCCACAGGCCGGGCAGCAGGAAACTCCAGCAGCCCAGCAGACAGAGGTTCAGCAGCCTTCTGCATCGGAGCAGCAGCCCGAAACGGTTACTGCCGAAGCGCATAACAATGCCATCGCTGCAAAGGATGCTGAAATCACTGCGCTCAAGGCAGAGATTGCCGCACTGAAGAAAGCACCAGGCGCAGACACTACCCACATCGTCGATGACAAGGGTAATGGCGGTGAAGCTCCGCAGGACGCTGACCCTTCTTCTCCTGAAGCTTTCTACGCCGCACGCAACCGCGCACAGGCTCTGTACGACATGCTGCCTAACTAATCTCATTCGTCAAATTTAATTCTCAAATTCACTCACTATGGCTGGAAAACTCACTTTCACTCTGGAGGAGTTTCAGGAAGCGGCTACCAAGTACCGCAAGGATCTCCTCATGCTGCCTATCATCGGTATTCAGGACACGCTGAAGTTCATGACTTCGCGCCCTGGCATCCGATACAAGGAGAATGTCGGCGCACTCTCCGGTGACGCACAGTTTGGTCCTTACAAGCCTTCCCGCTCTACGGACTTCAATCTCAATGTCGATTTCCGCACCCTTGAAACCTTCATGGGTTCGGTTGTCGCAAAGTTCGAGCCTAACACTGCCGTCTCTACGCTCCTCGGTCAAATTGGCGACACGAAGGGCGACGGACAGATGAAGGCTCCTACGGCTCTCCATGTACTCGCGCTCATCGCAAAAGGTCTCTCCGAGCATCTGAACGAAGCTATCTGGGGAGGTGTGCGCAATGCTAACGGCGACACCTCTATGGACCTTTTCGATGGCTTCGACACCATCACCTCAAAGGAAATCACCGCTGGCAACATCTCTGTTGCAAACGGCAATTACCTGAAGATTGATGACGAAATCACTACGGCTAACGCAGTGGATGTCGCCAAGGAAATCCTCTTCTCTCTCGACCCTCGCCTCCGTGCGCAGGACCTCTACATGTTCTGTACGCAGGACTTCGCTGACAAGTACAACGAGGCTTACCTGCTTACTCACGGCGGTATCAACTACAACAACAAGTACGGTCAGGACACTGTCGAAGGCTCCAACGGTCGCCTTCACATCGTGCCTATGTTCAACAAGATTGGCTCTAACTTCATCCACATCTGCCCGAAGGCCAACATGCTTGTCGGCTACGACCAGATGGGCGACATGGAGAAGGTACTCGTCAAAGAGTTTGAGCCGTTCATCCTCTCGTACATCGCTACCATGTTCTTCGGTGTTCAGTTCGAGTCTATCGACAAGCGCCGATTCAAGGTAGTTGAACTTGGTGGTTCTTCTCCTGAACCGGAACCAGAACATGAACCAGAAGACGATGATGATCCGAGAAATTATGGATAACCATATTTCTCTAAACAGTATTTTGTAACTCGTAAATCATAACATTATGGCAACTACTACAAATACTTGTACAAACCTGCAGAAGTCGCTTGACTGGTGTATGGGTACTCCCGAACTGCCGGGCATCAAGCGTCGCATCTACTACATCGCGAAAAGTCAGATCGCTGCATGGCCGACTTTTGTTCGCGATGAAAATGGTCGTGTCACCTCTTCCGTGCTTACAGGCTCGTTTACCCTCGTGGCTGATGCTACATGGAAGTACATCGTCATCCTCGCCGACAAGTCGCAGCTGACTTCCGAGGCACAGGGCGAAATCCCTTCACAGACTCAACTCAACAAGCTCGTGGCTGTGCATCCGGGCGTGGGCGCAGAGGCTTCCGCTGCTGCTGCATACCTCAACAACTCCGACAACGTCTTTGTCGTTGAGGACATGAAGGGCAAGTTCCGCGTGGTCGGCTCGGACAGATGGCTCACCAAGACTACTGTCGCACAGGACAACGGACAGGGTCCTACTGGTACTACTTCCACTACCATCAACGTAGAGGCAACGGACGAAGTGCCTTCTCCGTTCTACGAGGGTACTCTCGTAACGGAAGATGGTGACATCGACTGCTCTGGCGATGACTAATCTCCCTTGCACTAAAAACTTTTTCTCACTCCGCGCCCAGGGTCTCTGAAAGGCCTTGGGCGTTTTTGAAATCGTTATTTCGTAAAAGTTACACGTTTAGCCTATGTTGGATGAAGTTTTAGGCGAGATACAATCGCCTCCTGACATCTGTTCAGTCACCGACGGCATTGCCATACCGTCGATGCCTGACATCTGTCTCGATGTGCAGCCGAAAGAACAGGCTGACATCTTCAAGATAGAACAGCGCAAGTCTTGGGATAAGTCGGAGGAAGCGCGGTGCGACTTCTCATACAAGCTCCGACTTACCCGACGGGCTTCCACGAACTTCATCACCATCTGGCAGAAGTCGGTGTTCGGCAGAACGCTTACCGACATTAAGTCTGACGATGCAATGATCTCTTTCTTCGTCGAGAACCTTGCACCTGTCATCCGTGAGTGCGTAGGCTACCATCTGACCGATGGAAGCTGGGCGATAGTCACCTCGCCGATGCGCCGACACAAGGAGCGGAATTTTGCTACGCTCATTGCGGAAGGGCTGGCTGCGGAACTCGCCATTCCCTTCTACTTCGACTGCGCTCATTGCCGCTCCAAGCAGCGTGTCGGGGCTGTGTTCGATGCGAACAACATCCCTGTCGAGCCTAACGTCATCGTTTTTGACGACTTCGTTACCACAGGCTCAACGCTACTTGCCATGAAGAACTTGCTGCAATCTTTGGGGAAGAATTGCGTGTTCTTCGCAGGTATAAATAACAAATTGTGAACAAATGCGATAAACTTGCAGTTTTTCACTCCAACTTCAACACAAATCTGTCCACCTCGATATATGGAAAATCCAGAGAAAATCACTCCGACTTCAGAACAACTTTGTCCACCAAAGGGGAACAAGGTTTACTTCAACAAACCGCAACGCCTCACACAGCTCATCGGTGCCAATATCTCTGTCATCGTTGCCGGACGACGTACAGGCAAGACGGACAGTATTGCTGCTCCTTTCGTCCTGCGAAACATGCAGCGTATGCCTGGTTCTACTGGCGGCATTGTGGTACCGACATTCAAGCACGGACTCACTAACACTCTTCCGGGCTTGCTCGCTGCATGGAAGCGATGGGGCTATATCCGTGGTGTCCACTATGTGATTGGTCGCAAACCGCCGAAGTCGTTTGCTAAACCAATCATCGAACCTGCCGAATACGAGCATGTCATCAGTTTCTACAACGGAAGCTGTGCGGTCATCATCTCACAGGACCGCCCAGGTTCCTCAAACTCTCTCACGCTTTCGTGGCTACTCATTGACGAAGCAAAGTTCATCGACTACAACAAGTTGAAGGATGAAACGCTTCCTGCCAATGGTGGCATCAAGTCGCACTTTGGGAAGCACTCCTGTAATCACTCAATTATGATTTTGAGCGATATGCCACAGACACAAAAGGGTTCGTGGTTCCTCCACTATCAGCAGAAGATGGACACGGAGGTCATCTCTGCCATCGAGGGGCTTGTCTATGACATCTGGAAACTGAAACGGCGTATCGCTCTGACAAAGGACAAGTCCAAAGTCAAGCAGCTCACCTATGTTCTCCGTCATAAGGACAAGCAGCTGAATCAGCTCCGTTCAATCGCCACATACTACAAGGAATACTCGTCCATCGAGAACCTGCAACTTCTCGGTGAGAACTACATCCGACAGATGAAGCGCGACCTGACTCCTTTGACTTTCCAAACCTCTATCCTTTGTCAGAGGATCGGAATCGCAAAGGATGGTTTCTATTCGTCCATGCGGGAGAAGCACAAGTACGACGCTTCCGATATGGAATATCTGGACAGCGTCGCACAGTCCTTCTATGCTGATGATGCCACCGTTCCCAATGCTTTTCCATCGGGTCTGGACGCGCGTGCAGACAAAGACTGCAACCCGCTTGCCCCCATCTGCATAGGCATGGACTATAACGCTAACATCAACTGGATTGTTGCAGGACAGCCGTCAGGACGGCGTCTCAATGTTCTCAAATCCTTCTATGTCAAGTTCGAGCGGAAACTTCCTGCTCTCATTGACGATTTCTGCTCATACTACGCCCACCACCGCAACAAGACGGTCGTGTTCTACTATGACACTACTGCTCTCGGCTCAAATTACGCAGTGAACGACCAGGACTTTCACTGGGTAATCGTTCATGAGTTCGAGAGGCATGGGTGGACGGTAAACGATGTTTACCTTGGCAACCCAATGCGGCATGATGAAAAGTACCTTCTCATCAATCAGGGCTTTGCCGGAAAGCAACGCCTGATGCCGTTCTTCAACCGCCAGAATAACGATGACCTTATCCTCGCTATACAGGCGGCTGGTGTCACTCGTGGACGCAACGGCTTCCATAAGGACAAAGGGGGTGAGAAACTTGCGGAGTCCGAAGAGGATTTGTTGGAGCATCGTACCGATGGAACCGATGCTTTCGATACTCTCTACATCGGCTGTGAGAAATTTCCGCAGGAAGACTACAATTTCTCTGGTGTCAATGTTAATGGTATCGAATGAAATTCTTATCTTTGCCTCCGCAAACGCTGGGAAGCGTATTGTCACCTTCGGGTCGTAAGCATCGCATGGACATTGACTGTGTTGAAGTTTCCACGGCTTTTTCTGGTGACGCAATGATAGCAATGCTTGGAGTGCTGGAACGGGATGTTCCGGCACTTTCTTTTTGACCTCAATTCTTATCGGAACGCCTTTTTTATGGGCATTCCGGCAAGCCGTCGCGCTATGCAGGAGTTCCGTCATAATCGGACAGCGAAGCTTCCTTTCTATCGCTAATGCAACCGTCGATTTTGCCATGAAATCGGCTAAAATCAGCGGTATTTTTATTTTTTTTGCTCGCAAATGCAAAAAAGACAAAATTCACTAACGGATTTTGACAAAATTTTAGTACCTTTGGCGTTGCAATACGAGCGTACATGTGCGCACGCATTTGTTGTCGAAGTACCTATGAAAGCCTAATGGCTAAAACATAACGAACTCTCTGGCTGTGTAGCACAAGGTTTGGTCGCCTGACAACGCACTGCTGGGGAGTTTTACTTTTTCCTATTGATGGGTAAAAAAAGAGAGTATATTTCACTTAATGAATCGCACCTTCTAAATGGGGATTGTGTAGAATTGATGAAAAAAATTCCGGATGATTCTGTTAATTGCATTATCACAGACCCCCCTTATAATCTTGGTCTGTTTATGCATGATCGTAACACGAATTTAGGGAAAATGCGAGATAACCAATTTGCATATGCTGGTTGGGATAATATGGATTACAAACATTGGAAGATGAGTATGCAAAAGTTCCTATTCCAATGTTCAAGGGTAATGAAGAAGAAGGGAGCATTAGTCGTCTTCATGTCCATAATCAAGGTGGCAGATATAATTTCTATGGCAGAAAAATATGGTTTCTACTATAAGACTACAGGTATTTGGCATAAAACAAATCCTATGCCCAGGAATATGAATATTCACTTCGTTAACTCAACCGAGTGTTGGATATATTTCATATACAAAGGCACTTCTGGAACGTTTAACAATAATGGTGAAGTATTGCATGACTTTTTGGAATCATCTGTTTGTCCTTTGTCTGAAAAAAAATTTGGCAAGCACCCTACGCAAAAACCATTACAAATTATGAATAAACTCGTGGTTACATTGACCAATGAAAACGACATAGTTTTAGACCCTTTTATGGGGAGTGGTTCAACTTGTGTTTCTGCAGCAATGAATAACCGAAAATACATCGGCATTGAGCTTGATGAAAATTATTATAACATTGCTATTAATAGAATTAACAATTTATCCATTAAATAAAAATGATAGTTGGAGATTTATTTGCTGGTGTAGGCGGAATGTCTGAAGGATTCATCATGGCAGGAGACTTTACTGTTGCTTTTGCCGTCGAATTTGATAAAGAAATAGCTTCGGCATATAAGAAGAATCACCCAATGACGGATGTCTATCCAGTTGACATTAGAGACATCAACTTGAAAGAACTGCATAGTAAGCACCCTCATATTGATGTGATAATTGGTGGTCCTCCTTGTCAAGGCTTTTCGCAAAAAGGAAAGCGTCTTAGTTTAGACGATCCTCGAAATTTCCTCTTTCAACAATATGTTAGGTTTGTGGAAGAATTCAAACCTAAATACTTTGTTTTAGAAAATGTTCCTGGAATAATTACTACCTCAAATGGATATTTTAAGGACGAAATTGTAAATGCATTTACAAAATTAGGTTATGAAGTTAAGTATGGAGTATTAAGAGCTTCCGATTTTGGTGTGCCGCAAGACAGACACAGAGCAGTTTTTCTTGGCCAACTTGGTAAAATCCAAATTGAATTGCCTAAACCAGAAGAGAGACATACTACGATAAAAGACGCAATTTATGACTTACCATTTATCGGTTCTGGAGAAGGAGAAGAAAGGTCAACGTACGACAAAAAACCGACAAGTTCTTATCAGAAAGAACTTCGCGGAAAATCGAAGATACTTTACAATCATGTTGCAACGAAGCACTCTGATATAGCACTGCAAAGACTATCACTCATTCCCAAAGGAGCTGGTAAAGAAGTCCTGCCACAAGAGCACTTGACTAAATCTATATATAGTGGAACTTGGTGCAGACTTCTCGAAGATGGAATTGCTGCGACTATTACAACAAGATTTGACACTCCTTCATCTGGTAGATTTACACATCCTATATTGAACAGATGCTTGACTGTCCGTGAGGCTGCAAGAATACAATCATTTCCTGATAATTTTATTTTTTATGGAACAAAAACCGTACAAATGAAACAGGTCGGGAACGCGGTTCCACCATTTTTAGCAAGAGCAATAGCAAACGTCATAAAAAATAACGAACTATGATATATCCAGAAACTTTCAAAACCCGAGAACCAATCAATTCTCTGACAGGCATTAAATCTTCGTTAGGTAACATCCGAAAAGTTGTTTCCTTAACATACCTTCTTTACTTAGCTAATGGTCGCAAACCAAATGTAAATTATTCAGTTTCTAACGACAATAAATCATTGACATTGAAATCTGAATACGAGGACTATATTTCTAATTTCCTCGGAAATGAGGTTATAAATGATTTGAAAGACAATCCTCTGCTCACATCTCAAATTGAATCACTCTATGTTGGCATAACTTTAATGTTTGGATTAGGAAAAGTCTCCTTCGCCAACCAGAATCTTTCTATGACAGTTGAACGTACGGGTGGAATACGCTATCCGAAAGTCATAGGATTTGCCAGCAACATCATCATTCTTGATTTGATTTTGAGTTCCATTCCAGAATCTAAATTAAAGTCATTCTTGACGGCATGGATAAAAGACCAACATACCAATGATGACATTGAAGATAAGGTAAGTACTTTCCTTAATATTACTATAGAGAACAATTTATTCAAATTACGCAGAGCAGGGAACGATATATATTTCCAAACGGAAGGCTTGTATAAGAGTATTCTTAAAGATGAAGTATCTCTTGAAACTGATGAAGTTGTTGGTCCGACACGCATATTTAACAGTATGCTTCGAGAAGACCTCATTCCGTGGTTAAGTTATAAGAAATCCACCGTCAACAAATCTAACAATAGCAGTTTTGATATTCAGGCTTATTCAGATATTGTTTCTAATTCATTAGACATCCGAAATATCAAAATTGATGAAGCCAACAATCAATTTTCGTCTAATTCATTTGAGACTTCTGAAGACAAAAAATCTGACCTGATTTACCAAACTATATTCTATGGTGCTCCCGGAACTGGGAAATCTCACGCAATCAGTGACAAAACACAGGGAGAAAGTGTTATCAGAACCACCTTCCACCCTGATAGCGACTATTCTACTTTTGTTGGTGCATACAAGCCTACCACAAAAGAAGTGGAGTTGCGTGATGTCAGTGGTCACAAAATATACGAAGGAGGCAAAGTAGTAGTTGAAGACCGCATCGTGTATGAATTTGTCGAGCAAGCCTTCCTTCAGGCTTATGTGCAAGCATGGCAATACTATGTAGCTGATTCCGAGGAACCAAAGAAACAGTTCCTCGTTATTGAAGAAATCAATCGAGGAAACTGCGCCCAGATCTTCGGTGATTTGTTCCAGCTTCTCGACCGCAACGATTGGGGATTCTCTGACTACCCAATTAAGGCAGACAAAGACATGAAGAAGCAGCTTGCTAAAGCATTTAAGGACTTGTCTATAGATAACCCTGACGCCATCAACGCACAATATAAAGGTCGTGATGTGGTCAGTGAAGTCCTTTTTGGTGACATCTTGCTCTTACCGAACAATCTGTACATTTGGGCAACAATGAATACCAGTGACCAGTCTCTATTCCCAATCGACTCCGCATTTAAGCGTCGTTGGGAATGGCAGTATATGCCTATTGCCAAAGGATGCGACCAATACGGCAAAGATTTGCGTTGGGGCATCAAGGTTGGCAATAAGCTTTATGATTGGTGGTCATTCCTTGAAAAGATTAACGCACAGGTTGGCGAACAAACGCAGTCCGAAGACAAGAAACTCGGCTTCTTCTTCTGTAAGGCAAAGGACAATGTCATATCCCTTGAAACATTTGTAGGCAAAGTTGTCTTCTATCTTTGGAACGATGTCTTCAAAGACTACGACTTTGAAGGCTCTATCTTCAATGACATAGACAACACGAAGCTATCTTACAATAAGTTCTATACCACTGATGGCAATGGAAACGCTGTCATTAGGGCTGATAAAGCAGAGTTATTCCTCAACAATCTCGAAGTAGCACTTTTAGGTGAAACGGTTGAGGAAGAACTTCCTGAAGAAGATGAAGACGGTTATACGGACTCCTCTACAGGTCGAAACTATGACAAGTATAGTGTGAATGGAGTTGGTAGCTATGGCAAGAACAACCTTGCCACAGAATGCGTGAAGAAATATATTGAACTTAATCCTGACAAGTCAATAGATGAAGTTCTTGCGACATGGAAGAGTTTAGGAAATATCGTTTCGCATTTCATTGAGTCAAAAGATGAGTATGACGCAAGAACCGACAACAGCAAACGCTCAAACGAAATTTCTTGTGGTGGTTCTGTCTTATATGTTGCTCATAATGGGTACGGAAGCAATGGTAAAGTTGTAGTTCTTCAAAATGAAGTTAATCGCAGAAACTGGGGAATTACGATTGAGAAGGTTTAAGCATGAGAATAATAATTGAAGAATACAAATACGCAGTCGCAGACGTAAAAGACGTTCTCCACGGCATAGATGCTTTGGAGAATGTCGAAGGCTACGTCAGCGTGAACTATGTCGGCTATTTCTACAATACCGACAAGGACGTTCATGACTGCGTCTTCATTCTTCCTAAAGTCTTGTTGGAGGACAAGGACGGCAAAGAACTCGTCTTCGGAAAATACCGCCCTGAAGAAATTATCAACCTCGAAGCGAACAACCCTCTCACGCAGCATGAGAAAGATTTCATCTATGAGTTTGCCGTATGGATTTACCGCGCAATAGTCGTGTTCCAAAACGACAAGCGCAACAAGACATCCATCGTCTATCACAAGAAAATTGCTCAAATTGGCAGAGGAGGAAAGCACTTAAGCAATACTTTCCTCGACATATTGCTTTCTCTGATCCAATTCAACAAGGACAATCAGAATTTCTTCTTCTTTGTCCTACGCAATCTTCATTCCGGTTTCAACAAGATAAATTGGACACGCACCATAGCAACTACAAATGCTATCGTGCAGGATAAAAATGCCATTTATCTCAACCCGGTAAACAAGAAACGGAAGATCAACTTCGATGAAGAACTTCTCGTTATTTTCTTCTCCATCCTTAACTACATCAGTGAACATTATGGCTTCCCAGTTACGATTAACTGCAACTTCCAGCTTATCACAGGGAAGCAGTTCCAAGCATACCTCAATGGTATGGGCAAGGTTCGCCTTCGCCAGATAAAGTACAAATACTTCTCCGATAAGGCTCTTGAACTTTGGGATTTGTGCTATGCCTTCTTTGATACGGCAAGGCAAGTCTTCGTCAGCACAGAGCAGAAGGAATACTTGCTTGTCAAGGACTTCAACATCGTCTTTGAAGCCATCATTGATGAACTTGTCGGCGATAGGAACATTCCAAAGGGTCTCAAAGAACAGGATGATGGCAAGCGCATCGACCACATGTATAGTTATCAGGGCTTGACCACTCATGAAGAGGACAAGCCTATATACTACATTGGCGACTCGAAGTATTACAAGAGAGGAAACGAAATCGGCAAGGAGTCTGTTTATAAGCAGTTCACATACGCGAGAAACGTCATCCAGTGGAACCTGAACTTGTTCATGAATGATGACAGAAACGATGAAGAACTGCAATACGACAAGAAGAACTTCGGAAATGTGCCGAAACTGCGTGACGATGTAACCGAAGGCTACAACGTCATTCCGAACTTCTTTATCAGTGCAAGGCTGAATAAAGATTTGAGCTACAAGAATGAAATCGAAGTGACTGAAAAGCAGAACACATCCTTCTCAAACAGCCATTTTGAAAATCGTTTGTTCGACCGTGACACGCTACTCATCTGTCACTACGATGTGAACTTCCTTTATGTCATTGCCCTCTATGCTCGCAACAACTCCCTGCAAAAAGACGCATGGAAAAAGGATGTCCGTAACATCTTCCGCAAGGAAATCCAAAGGATGCTCGACGAGAAGTATTCCTTCTATGCAATGCAAGCGCATCCTAATGTCAATGCCCATCATTATCTGAAGGAGCATTTCCAACAGACCTTGGGAAAGATATTCACACCATTCAATGACAGCCAGACGTTCTCTCTTGCATTGGATAAGTCCGACCCAGAGGGAAACAACGATGAACTGCTTACAGAACTGCGCAAGTACTTCTTTGTCGTTGATGTGAAAATTGGCGAAGATCCAGCCAACAAGATTTCATCTGCCATCGAGAAAGCCGGTGACCAATTCTCGTCTGATCCTTCCAAAGACGAAAGGAATGTCCTCACAGGTTTCATTCCAAAGTCAGACAAGTCTTTCAAAAGTTTCGTGGCACACCAGGCGCATTTCTTCGATATGCAGTATATGCCAACTGTGAACCTCCTCGCTGCTAAATACTTCATGCCGATGGTGGACGGAATGGTCGATGGTTACTATACTATGTCTGGCTTATCCATGAAATCCGTTGAGGAAGATGGGAATACAAAGACTTTGCTCCACATCAAACTTGGCGAATACATTAAGCTTGGGGACGAACAAGTGCTATTCTATCGTGTTAAAATGACTGCTGGTCAGCTGCATTCAATAAATAAGATAGAAAATGAATATCACCTCTGATTATTATTGAAAACGTATGAATCAAGAGCAGCTAAATAATTGTATTGCTGAAGAATTGAATAAATGGCAACCAATTCTTGAATATGCAAGAATTTATATCGATGAAGCAAAGGATTTTCGCAAAAACCATTTGTGGGCGAATTGTTGGAAACCCACATTGTTAATAGAAGGTCTTGGCACCGTAATCTGCGCCATCATTTCAAAAATTGAGGACTTATCTGTATTATGTTATATAGGTATTTTCTTGTTTCTGTTGCTTTGCATTACGGCATTTGTCTGTTATAAATACAGAAAGAAATTAGTATCTAAAGATGAGATTGAAAAGCTTTGCAACCTATCCGTCAATCTTAACAAATATATCATTAGGCTTCAAACATGGTTAGTCTCATTGGATAATAGAAAAAAAGTAACAAAAGCCGAAGTCGATTGCATTGAAAAAGAATACAGACAAGCTGTCGTAAGTATGGCTGATGTTGAAGAGCAGTTTAGTAACATTCACGGGAACATTATTCCCGAATGGCAAAAGCGTGCTAAAGAATATGCAGCAAAAAGATTAGAACCATATAAACAATACATATGAACAACGATAACAACACACAATCAAGTGGTACACGCCAAGAAAGAGAAAATCCTACTCGTGTAGATACACTTTCAAAAAACAAGACAGAGAAATAATGTGTTTCTCTCAAAATAGATTATGACAGAATCGGAGAAACTGAATTACTGCATATACTTCGATAGCAATCCAGAGGGCAGACACGAAAACGAACTGTTTGCCGACTACGAAGAGAGATGGTGTGAATGGGTCGATGACCCTTCACAAGAAGCCTATCTTCAGGAAAACGTCCGTGAAATGGTTGGTCAAGGTGTGCCGTTATCATGGATAGAAAGTTTCGGAATACCTCAAACTTTGATAGGAATTTTCTTCAACCGCTACTGCCATTGGACATACGGATTTGAACCGAAAGAATTTATGTCCTGGTTTGAAGATGTCAGAAACAAAAGAATTAGATAATATGGAACCAAAATGCCCTAAATGTGGCGCTCCTGTGTACAAAATCTTGTACGGAGAGCCGATGATGAACGAAGATGAATACTTCAAAACATACGGCGAATATGTCATCTTCGGTGGATGCTGCATCTCTGATGACAGCCCGACGCATCAATGCTCAAATTGTGGAAAGCAATTTGTTTTTGATGAGTGATAGGCTGCAAAAGTGAAGATAATCGTCCGATTTTCTCCATTTTACCGAACAAAAAGGTTTATTCTAAACATTTTTTAGTATCTTTGCATCGTCATTGGCAGTAATGCCTTTGGCGATGTAGCGTTTTTGCCGTCCTAACTCCAAATTCCACAATAACAATCAAGGAGGCATAAGCAAGACGCTCATGTTGTATTTGAATATACGGCATGGGTCGAATGTTTATGTTTGCCCTTGAAGCAGTGGAATGCTGGAGTTGCGAACATCTACAGGACACTCATGCTTTTTTTTGTTTCATACCTAAAACAAATTGAAGCATGAAAATTGAAGACATCTTTTTGAGGCGGGTCTGGCTGATTGAATACATCCAAGACCATCCGGGAGTTTCACGCAAGAGATTGTTTGAAGACTGGTGTCGCTCGTACCTTTCCGACTTTGGCGAGCTGACATTTTCAAGATCTACCTTCTGTACTGAAATCGAGATGATTGAAAAAATGTTCAACATCCATATCAAGTACATTCAGGAAGGTTCACAAGGTGGGTACTATATCGTACCATCAAAGTCCGTCTATTCGTACAAGCTGCATCAATGGATGCTGGGCATGATGAAGACGGGGCTCACTGTTTCCAAGTGCATACATCTTCACGACAGGTTCATCATTGATGACTTTCCGTCTGAAGGTGGTATGCTGGCACCGATAGTTAGTGCCATCGAGGGAAACAGAAAGTTGAGATTGATTTATCATAGATACGGAAAACATCCGGCAAGGCGAACTATCTCACCCTATTGCATCAAGACATTCAAGAATCGAATATACGTCCTGGGTCGATTTGACTCAGGGCGTATTTGTATATTCTCACTTGACCGTATCGAGGATATTGAAATATTGGACGATACGTTTGAAGTGGACGAGTCTTTCGATGCAAGGGATTTCTTCGCTCATTGCTATGGTGTTTTCCTTCCTGATGAAGATGCAAAGATTGAAACAGTTATGTTCCGCTCTTATGGAGATGCGAAATACTACTATCGTGACGTGCCTCTCCACCGTTCACAGCATGAGATTTTTGACTGCGAGGAGTATGCGGACTTCGAGGTTACGCTTTTCGTGACCAATGACTTCATCGGCGACATCATTCAACAGGCTGGAAGGCTCGAAATTCTTTCTCCTGCTCACCTACGCTCCAGAGTGGCTGACATCATCTGCAACATGGCAAGCCAGTATGCTGAAACGCCTGTTCTTGTAGTCTGATCTGTTCATCTGCTCACCTTGATTTGGGAGGCACGCTTCATGTCCCCCTTACATTTTGCGTACATATGCCATACCTTCCTTTCTTCTATACCGCCCATTGTCTGTGTCTCTTTACGCACTCTGCCTGTGTTCACTTCTGAATAGTGAAACATGATTATTCCGTAGTATTCAAGGATGTTCTCATGTTGCTTGGATGGCTGTCGCAGCATTCTACCTATGCTACTTCCTCGTTTTCTATGCTCCCACACCGAAACTCGCTACCACCGCTCTTCTGTGTCCCAATCCTGTGTGTCCGGCATCTTTGTGGACGCACCCTTCACCCTTGCCATTGATTTCCCAGACAGGTCTGCTTTCTTGTTTCATACCTTCTGATTTTGCACTGGGTGCCATCGTCGCACTCCGTCCTTTGCTCTATGCTCACGGCACTTCTGATTTTTCCTTCACAAAGTTAGCTCGGCGGCTCATGTAAAGGGTTTCCATATCTTTTTCACAAAAAGAGGTTCCTTTCAGCGTCGGGGCTGCCACTTTTTGCTACGTCCTTCGGGTGAAAAACACACGGACATCCTCCCTTGACATTATGAGCCTGTTTCCTTTCGCTCCTGATTGTTCGTAAAAATTACAAAGCGCGTAAGCGCAAAGAACAGAAGTTTAACAATTAAAATCATACAGATATGACAAGTTCAGTTCAAAAATCAAGTTTTTCGGCAAGGGATTACGGTTTCTACAAATCACGCCAGACATCATCACAGAATTTCTATCAGGTCACAGTCGAGGATTTCGATGGTTGCGAGTTCGAGTACGAGGTGGAAGCAGAAAGCTATGAGGAAGCAGCCGCACAGGTAGAAGTACTCGCTGCTGAAAGCTTCATCCAAGTCTATAACATGAACATCTATCTCGAATACTAACAAAAGAATAATCAAATAATGTTTCACTCTAAAAATTCAAAAGTTATGAACACAATTTCAGCAAAGCACGTTCCTACAAAGAACACTAACAATGTTTGGGCAGTATTCGTCGAAGGTCAGGAAGAAATGTCGTACTGCAAGTCGCCTTACAATGCCATGAAGCTCATGTTCCTCATCAAATCCAGGACAGGTGCGCAGATTTCAAAGGACAGCCTTCAGCAGCTATCAGCAGCGATAGCAGAGCAAAAGGCTTCGCAGCTCACACCGGAGCAGGTCGCTGTTAAGGAGAAAGTCGAAGCAGCCGTTGAGGAGTTCGTCGAGTCTCACTCCGTGGATGCAGTCCTCGAAAAGCCAAAGAAGGTGCGCAAGCCTCGCACGCGCAAGCCAAAGGTTGCTGAAGAAGCAGCCTGATGGTTTGTGACATACACTTCAAGGTCCGGCTTACTGTCGGACTTTTTTGTGTCTTTTAGAGGCTTGTTGTGATAATGTATCTTTGCATCAAAATCATCGTGCTAATGCTAAATCTCAACATCGAAAATATCATACTATCATCTTCCTTGCCCAACCGTTTCACTATCGAGCAAGTCGATGACGTGGTGACATGCTGGGTGGAAATGAATGGAGTAAGGCTATACACCACCACTCTGTCTGCCAAAGACCATACCGCCATCTTCTATGACCTTCGGACATTGGTGGAAGAGTACATGAAGGCGCACAACCTGACGGTCGGCACCTTCTTGTTCGAGGCGGACTATGGACAGGGCGGTGAGTGTATTGATGACATCACCATCGTCTATGCTCCCTTCGCTCACGGCATGGACTCTGACATCGAGTTTCTTGAATCGCACTTCCTCACGTCACGGCGCAACTACTCCGTGCCGCGTGGCTGTCCCATCAATCTCGTCTTCTTTGCGTCAGATCGGGAGCAGTTCACCGTTATGGTGGATTGCGTCTTCCGCAAGAATGGCGAACTGAATCCATGCTACTACGAAGAAAGAATACGGCAGGAGAGATACCCTGCAAAGTATTCATTCTGCATGGAATCGGAGTATGTCACCCGTAAGTGCTATGAGGTGGATGGCGATGAGATGGGCGAACTGATGTCGGCAACCGCCACAGTCGGAAATAGGTCCATCACCATCTACTACACGGATGACAAACCGATAATCACCTTTGGCTTCCGCAACATCTTCAATGTGCTTGAATATGCTCACGTCATCGGCAAAGAAGTGCTGAAGACGGACATCAGCAGGAAAGAGGCGTCCTGTCAAGGCATTACTTCGTTCTACGACGAGACGATAGAACAGAAGCACCATATCGAGACATGCCACCTCACTGCCGATGAAGCCAAATGGTTCAATGAGTTTCTTGCCTCACAGGACATCTTCGTGACGGTGCAGCCGGAAGAGTATCAAATCCGAGTGGTGATTACCGACATCACTTCGGAAATCAACTACTCGCCATCGGAGCAGACACGCATGAAGTTTGCGTGGAAATTCGCCGAGAACCGTGAATGGCGTAGCATCGAACAGCCTGTGCAGATCTTCACTAATCGTTTCAATCCTGCTTTTCAATGAACGCAATCCATATCTCCACTGCCCGAAAGATGCTCCAGGCTCCAGAACCTGTCAATGTAAAATGCTGGACAAAGTCCGGCGGTATTCTCGAACTGACAAATGCCGTCCCTCTACGATATAACTTCTACGAGGGAACGCAGCAGTTCAAGGTGCTATCCTCACATCAGATACGCACCATCCGCATAAATCTCATTTTTGAAATCAATCATATTCCTGTGTTCCTATGAAAGATGAACAAGTTAATATCAATACTGCTTCGGTAGTGTTCTCCTCCGTCGAGCAACTACCTGACGCGAAATCTTCGGCTGTCTTCTCGGTCAATTCCTCGCAGGTGTTCCGCGAGGATGTCGATATGACGCCTATCACGCTCGCCAAAGGTATGCAATACATGCCTTGGGGAGCGGACAACCTGCTGCCGTATAGTGTCCTGGATCTCATCGAAAAGGATGAGACCCTGTCCACATGCCAGATGTTCAATGCTGAAATCTGTTACGGCAACGGATTGCAGTACAATACCGAGAATTGTACTGCTGCCATCAAGGAGGAGGTGGAGGACTTCATGCTTTCCAACAACCTCTCCGCTTACTTCCTCGGTGTCTGCCAGGACTTCAAGCACTTCGGCTGGTGTGTCTCTGTCATCATACTCGACAATGAGGGCAAGCACATCGTCGGTCTGCACCGTAAGGAAGTATGCTACTGTCGCTTCACTCCTGCCAACAAGAAAGGTGTCATCAAGCACGTTCTCTACGCGAACTGGAAGAAGTCCATCGCCTCCATCGACGAGGTGGAGGTCATCCCTCTGCTCAATCCTGATGCACCGTGGATGGACCTTCAGGAGCGAATGAAAGAACATTCGCGCGACCGCAAGTTTGCCGTCGTCAGCCGTATTCCTACTCCCGACAGCACTTATTATCCGATTCCTTACTATGCCTCGCTGTTCCGTGGCAACTGGTACAACATCAAACAGCTTATCGGCATGGCAAAGGAAGCGAAACTGAAGAACTCCGCACCTATCAAGTATCATATCGAAGTCTCTGAACGCTACTGGTCTAATATCTTCAAGCGGGAACGCATCACTGACCCGAAGAAGATGCAGGAGCGCGTCGTGGAGGAGAAGCGCAAGATTATCGATTTCCTCACTGGTGCCGAGAACTCTGGCAAGGCACTCTTCTCCACTTTCTATGTATCGCCTAACGGGGAGGAACAGCACGAGGTTGTCATCAACAACATTGAGGATAAAATCAAGGAAGGTGGCGATTGGGCAACCGACATTCAGGAGGCTGTCAATATGTTCTGCTTCACTATGCGCGTACACTCTAACCTCGTCGGCTCAGTGCCTGGCAAATCGCAGTCTAACAACAGCGGCAGCGACAAACGTGAACTATACACCATCGCACAGGCTCTTCAGAAGCCATACCACGACCTGCTCTTCACCGTGCATCGCATCATCATGAAATTCAATCAGTGGAAGAACGCTTTCCCAGAATGTCCATTCATACAGCTTACCACACTGGACGAGAACAAGGACGCGAAACAAGTTTCTGTCGATCGTCCTTTACAGAAAAGTGACAGTTGATGCTGGCACCAAGCCCACGGCAGATGTCGTGGGTTTTCTTTTTCTCGTCCTGCTGTGATGCGCTTACCTTGTTACTCCTGCGCCGCTCTCCATTCTCCGTGCCGCTCTTTCTTCTTATGCTCACCGTGATTTCTGGCAAACACTCGTTTTCTGTTATCGCTTTATCATTCCGCTTGTTCGAGCCAACACTTGTTTCTATGATATTTTCCGCTGCAAAGGTAAGGCGTGCCGTTTGAGGCAAGTACCACTATATTATTGATGCACAAAAAGGTGTGGCAACCTTCCGCACTTTATGCTAAAGTGGGTATTCCACACTTTTTCTTTTCAATTCCTTGCATACCGCACTTCCCACGCTCCCTTCTGTAAGCACCGTAAAAATCAAAAACAATGTTTAACAATCAAAATTTCAAAGCAATGAAAACAAATGTTCAAATCACAGCAAGCAAGAAAGAGTTCAAGAATGGTCAGAGCGGCTACGAAGTCAAGGTTGATGGAATGGAAGGAAAGCTCGATTGTAAGATGAATTTCACAAGCCCGTTGAAGGCAATGCGCTACATGTTCCTTCTCTCGAAGCGTCTGGAGCTTCAGGTGGACACGATTCAGGTCGCTGCTCTCTCACTCGCTTACCAGCGTGCGAAAGAAGCCGAGCAGAAAGCCGTCGAGGATGCAGCACAGGCTGCTAACGAGGTTGCACAGGAAGCAGAACAGGAGCAGGAAGATGCTCCTGCCCCGAAAGGGGAGAATGTCGAAAGCCCAAAGTCGCTCTTCCCAGATGAAGAACAGAGTCCTTCTCCTATCCTCAAACAGTTTGATGAGCTGAAAGCCAAGCACCCCGAAGCAGTCCTCCTGTTCCGTTGCGGCGATTTCTATGAAAGCTACAAAGAAGATGCTGAAGCCATCGCTGAAATTCTCGGCATCACACTCACTCGCCGAAATGGCGAAAACATCTCAATGGCTGGCTTCCCCTTCCACGCTCTCGACACATACCTGCCGAAGCTCATACGCGCTGGCAAGCGAGTTGCCATCTGTGATCAGCTTGAAGATAAGAAGCCCACAGCAAAGCGTGGCATTTCAGAGTTAATCACTCCGAATAATGATACTAATACTGAAGGTGCTGCGTAAGCACCTTCAGTTCTCCTTTTTGTTTCACTTTTCAAAATCAAAGATTTATGAAAGCTATTGATTTACTGATGTTGCTTGTCAAGGAAAGCACCAATCTCGAAATGGTCGGCGCTATTCAGGTGCCGGAAGAAGATTATCACGATTTTCTCACAGGAATGTTCGGAAAAGGCACTCGTGTAATCTCTGGAATGATTCGCCCTGGCAATAAGTACCTTTATGCCTATGGCGAGGAATTGGATGCAGTCTATGATGTCCTCATTAAGAATGATGACAGACAGTGCATCGCTCTGGCATTGGTGAGATAATCTCACCTTTGCCTTTACAGAAAAGTCCGTAAAAGCAGATGCTGTTACGGATTTTTTTTGATTTATGCTTTGTTTCTCGATTTTTCTTCCTACTTTTGCAGTCGAAACATCAAGAGCAGTTAAATCTGCACCAACCGAGCCTGACAGCCACGGTGGTAAAGATACGATGTGGAAGTTTTATTATTCACTTCAAAAAATGTCAGTTATGAACAATTCATTTCCCGATTTCGCTGCACGGTTTGCAGCTGCTTCCCTCACTTCATTAGTTGATACGTTTAATCGACAGGTAGGTTCTGTTGGTTGGACTTCTATGCGTGCCGCTCACGACCAAGCTCTGATTGCTGAACTTGTCGCTCGTGGCATTGACGTGTCCGCAGTAGATGACGGACACTCAACATCCTTTGCGCACAAGGTGCGTCTGGATGAAGCCTCGATGAAATTGGTGATTGCGGAGTAACCGCATCACCTTCTTAATAAGCGTCCGTCAGTGTGTCTGCTCTTGCACTGGCGGACTTTTCTTTTTATTAAAGGGCTACGCTTCGCTATATTGCTACTCGCAATGGTACGGCATCTATACTTTAAGAAAGTATCAAAAGGTTACGCTTCGCTGTATCGTTACTCACGATGATTAGCGTATATACTTTTCCTTCAAAGTATCAAAAGGCGGCTACGCTTCGCTATATTGCTACTCGCAATGGTATGGCATCTATACTTTAAGAAAGTATCAAAGGAGGATAGTGTGTTTTTCGCTCCTCCAAAAAGTCCTGCATTGCCCTCGTACTTACTGATGTGCCTTCGTCTGCAACCTTTGCAGCCTTCATCGTCCATGTCATCAAGGCTACGCACTCATCGGGCAGTGCTTGATGAGCAATCTCCTTCGATCTGTGCCATTGACTTCGCTTTCTGTCTTCCTTGATAGTCCATTCCTGCAAGGCGTGAGTACCGCCTTGCTCCACCACTCTTCTCATACTCGGTTCTTCCGGGCAGTCTTCGCCTGATGCTCTTCGTTGCCGAGTGTGCCGTCCGTGGAAACGGACGATTGGGAAAGGTTCTCTGCTGACGTGCCGCCCATCGGCGGTTTGCCTCTCGTCATGCTGGGCATCATCTTGGACAGATGTAGGACAAATTCAGTCCTTCATCATTCTTACATTCTCGGTGGTGTCCTCTGTCTTGTTCGGCTTCAAGCATTCTTATACCTCAACCTTCTGCATACGGACGCACTTCCTTCTTTGTCCGCTGCTCCCTATGATGTCGGACATTCTAACGTCCTTTGCTCCGCATCCCATTGCCCGCTCTTTTTCGGAAATCTATTCGCTTGTTCCTCTTGATGTCCTTCATGTAGTTGCTATCTACCACTTCGGGCAGTGAGGGGGAAGCATTCCTCGCCCTTGCCGCTTTTCCTTTTGCCTTGCTTGCCACGCCTACGCCTTGTCGTACAATTCAGTTCACTCACTCACTCTGCTTATTCTCGGCTTGAATCTTGTTGCTTATTTGTTGCTCCGCTCCTCTTCGTGCGAGCATGAACCTTGCCATTTGTTACCCAGCCTTGATTGCGTTGCTCTCCTTCGATGGGTTCTTCCGTCCTTCTCAATGTCTGTCTTCGGGCATCTCCTCAATTTTACCATCATTCGCTTCACTGCGCCTTGTGGTGCTGACTTCTGTTTTGTCCTCTCTTTCATTGAGCGTCACTTTCTCACCGTCCTCCGTGCGCTTCCCCTCATGTGTCCTGTCTGTGGGCGTGATACTCCATGCCCCTGTTTCGGGCGTTCTTACTTTGCTGACTTTGCTTTTTCTTTTCCCACTGCGAAGGTAAGGCAAGCCGTTTTGCTGAAAATACCGTGATACTATTTGCGGCACAAAAAGGAGCAGCAACCTTCCGCACTTTTTCCAGTAATGCTTCCTGGTTAAAAAGTGGGTATTCCGCTCTTTTTCCTTGAAATTATTTGCTGCGCACTTCCCTTGCTATCTTCTGGATGCAGTGTAAAAATTAAAGCTAAAGTCAAGTAATTCACTAAACAAAAGCACTATGTACACTACAAACAAAACACGGAAAGCCAGCACGAAGAACAGTAGTGCCGCTTCCAATGGAGAGAACAAGCAGTCAGCACAGGACAAGGCTCTGGATCGTTTCGCTGAAATGATGATTGAGAAGATTGAAGCCATCCAGCAGGATTGGAAGAAGCCTTGGTTCACCGAAGGCACTATGCAGTGGCCACGCAATCTGTCAGGCCGTCATTACAATGGCATGAACAGCCTCATGCTCCTCATGCACTGCGAGAAGCAGGGCTACAAGCTTCCGGTGTTCTGCACCTTCGACAGAGTGAATGGGCTGAATTTCAATCGTACATCCGAAGGCGTTGTTCCGGCTGTGGACAAGCAGGGCGAAAAGCTCCCGAATGTTTCGGTAAGCAAGGGCGAGAAGAGCTTCCCTGTTTTCCTCACTACATTCACCGTCGTGGATGCCGATGGCAACAAGATGAAGTACGAGGATTACAAGCAGCTTTCCGAGGAAGAGCGCAAGGCATGGAATGTCTATCCGAAGCTTCAGGTCTATAATGTCTTCAACATCGATCAGACAAACATGAAGGAGGCGCGTCCTGAAATGTATGCGAAGATTGAGGCGGAATGCTCCGTTAAGAAGCCTGAACAGACAGGGGACATGTTCCGCTTCGAGCCTGTGGACAGGATGATAAAGGAAAATCTCTGGATTTGCCCAATCGTTCCCACAAAGGGCGATGATGCCTATTACAGCCTGTCGAAGAAGCAAATCGTAATTCCTCTGTTCGAGCAGTTCGTCAGCGGAGAGTCTTTCTATTCCAATCTGTTCCATGAGATGGCACACTCTACTGGCAATGAGGAGCATCTGAATCGTCTGAAGCCTGCCTCTTTCGGAAGTGCAGAGTATGCACGCGAAGAGTTGGTGGCAGAGCTTACCGCTGCGCTCACAGCACAGTATTACGGAATGGACAAGCACATCAAGGAGGACAGTGCAGCCTATCTGAAGTCATGGCTGAACAGTCTGAAGGAGGATGCCTCGTTCATCAAGACAGTCCTGCTCGATGTGAAGCGTGCGGCAGCTTTGCTGACATTCAAGGTCGATGAAGTGAAGAACAATGCAAAGGCAGCGGATGCTGCCTAATGCATTTCACATCAATAATGAGTCCGAGGGCAATGCCTTCGGACTTTTTTCTGTCTTTCGGTCGCTGGGTAGGTAGCGGTATCTTTGCAGTGTAAATACAACCGCAAAGATGATTTATGCTTAAAATAATCACGTCTGACGCAATCCTGCGCAAATACTTCCCTAACGCAATCACTTCCGTTGCCGGGGAAACACCGCTCTTCGACAAGATCACGCCGTTCCTCGAACTGGCTGAAGAGTGGGTTAAGATGAACTTCACATCGGACCTGGCCTTCGATTACATTTCAGGTTGTGCCGATGGTGCAGTCATCAAGTCCTTCACGGCAAAAGTCGTGGTATGTCACGCATTTATGAATGCTGTGCCAGCACTCGATGTAGTGCTTACACCAAATGGATTCGGCATCGTAAGCAACTCAAACATCGCTCCTGCCTCGAAGGAGAGGATTGAGCGTCTGATTGACTCGCTCGAAGCGGAACGCGACAGGGCGATCCGCTTGCTTCTCTCGACAATCAAGGAAGTATCTGCATGGACAGAGTCCACACAGTTTGCGTACTTTACTGCTACGTTGTTCCCAAACCTCGACATCTGCGATTTCTTCGGTATTCGGGAACACCAGTGGCAGAAGTATCAGGAACTGCGTCCTGCCGTGATTGAGATTGAACAGCTTTTTGAAGAGCAGTTCATCGGTAAGGAGCAGATGGACGCTTTCCGTCAGGAGCAGTTTGCACCTTCCTCCACTTCACTGTTGGTTCAGACGGTCATCCGCTCACTTCGTGCTACGGAGGTGCAGATGCTGAAGGCAAGGCTTGCAGCAACAGCACGTCCTTGCTCCCCACCCACCACCCTTATTCATATCGTGGACAATATCAGGAACAATCCCGATTTGTTCCCAGAGTGGCATAGTTCAAAGGTCAAAGACCTTTTCACGCCACCTATCTATGAGAATAAGAAAGCTGATAGAGGATATTGGTTCTAACTATTACAACAAAAGGCTGAAGCATCTCGCTACAGCCTTTTACCTTTATTATCTCAACTTGATATTTGGACAGAAATGTTTCAGAATCGGCCCATACTTTTTCATTTCCGCTGGACTCATGCTGCGTGCTGAATCACTGATACGGGAAAAAGTACCATCCTTGTTTTCCTTCCATATTTGCACATGGACATGACCTTCTTTGAAAGTCCGGCCACTTCCATCTTTATTGGAATGCTTATGACTCCAATCGAAATCCAGAAACATTTTTTGTCCGATATATACTCGTGCCTGACAAACACCTTTGGCATTCTGCCGGAAGTACATATCAGAGGTGTTAGCGTAAAATGGCAAATTTGTATGAGTGTCGGAAGTCCCTTTTCTCTTAATCAAACGTCCAGATACGCCATTTACAGTAACTTGTCTGCCTAAAGAGACATACTCCGAGCGACGACCTTTTTCATCGCGCGAAAAGAAATCTGCACCGTTTCCCATTATCTCTCTAAATCATGATTGCGGTTATAATTAACATACTTGTAGTCGCTTTCACGCAACCATTCAAGGAGAGTAATGTCTCTATCTATGAAACCAATTTCTTTGAGGTTGATGGCCAGCGCCTCGGATAGGGTCATGACATGTTCCTCAAAAGCACCATCGGTTCCGATACCTTTACCAATGACATACTCTTCGTAACATTCTCTTACGATATAGATTTCATCTTCGTTTTCGTATTCCGAAACGAGTAGGTCATTCAAAGCCGTTGCTTCGTACTCTTGTTTGTATTTCATGTTTTTGAAGAAGTTCTCTTCATTAACTGAAATATAATTGTTCTCCATGTTCTTGAACAGAAGAACATCCTCCTTTGTTAAAGTATTCTTAGGAGTATTCATATCTTTCGTAATTTTGTTGAAATAAAATCTGGGATAAATTGTATTGGGGTATTCAGCTCGGGAACTTCAACCTCTTGTCCGTAAACCATTATCAGAATTGGTTGCTTTGCCTCTTCGAGTCGCCTAAGTCCATAGCACCATCTGTTGAAAGCATCGATACTTTTCATGTTTCCCATGCCACTCACAGCAATAACACTATTCATTGGCAATCCTTCAAAGCAGTATGAAAAGGAGTTGAGGTCACCCCAACTTGCAGTAGGGATTACTTTATACCCACATGTTTGCCAATAGGCTCCTATAAACCGCGTACGGTAAACGTTCTGCTTATTATAGTAGTCTGTTGGCAGATCTCTCCATAATGAAAGGTCTGGGGTGAACAAGTAATCGTATTTCCAAATGGATTGGGTCGTGTACTCCAGATTACACCAAACTGCATCTCTGAACTTATAGTCATCCAGAAAGAAATGCAGGGCTTGATGCTTGCCAGTATGCTTGTTTCTTTCTGTATATGACACGCACTCAAAGTTAGTGCCTTCCGTAAACGCTTCCATTTGCGGAAATTGGTGAGTAGAAGTAAACGTCATCCCATCCATTAGATGCATATTATCGTATATCTGCTTGCGCTTTTGCTTCTTGGGCATATTTTCCATATATGTGGAACGTCCCTTCTGGTTATGCTCCACCATATATATGTCTTTGCGCGAAAATAGACTTGTCGTAATCATCGGCAAAATATTTTAATGTGGCTCCTTTAACCACTTTAATTGTTAAATAAATGCCGATTTTTCGAGATTTTAGCGCTATTTTAGCAAAAAATATGTATCTTTGCAGCCAATTCCGACGCGCTGCACTCGAACTTAATGGGCTAAGACCTTGAAATCGACGAATGCAAGTCTTTTAAGTCCTCATGTTATCTGCCAATAATATGAGGATTTTTTCGCCCTGAAGAGTACTATTGCTTCATAGGCATCCTCCTTCCTTGTTTTGCTCGCCACTCCACATTTTGAGACGTCTGTCTATCTCATCCTGCGGAAGACGAGGGTTCTGTTCTTTAAGCAGAGCCAGTTTTTCGAAAGCCAAATCAATAGGTATGATTTTTGCTTCCACTAACTCGTCAAAGACATATATTATTCCTCTTACCTCGACTCCTTCGCTTATTGCAGAGTTACGGAGTTTTCGGTCTCCAGTCAATAATATATAATTGTTCTGTTTAGCGTAATACCATACTGAACAGTCTGTGAGAGACACACTCGTGGTAGCATGAAACCGCTTGTGAAGGTTGTTGATTACCATGATTTCATCAAAACCAAATGTGGCAACATGCAAAATGCCTTCTTGCTCGTAGGCGGCAACTGCTTCCTTCTGACCTTCACGAATGAGTTCCAGCAGAACAAAGTCTGTGGTGTGTATCTCCCAAGGCAAGAGAAAGAATTTGTCCAGCAACCCTATGCTCAAGAGGTCAATGAACACATTTGTGTCATTTACTACAATCTTCTTCATCAAAACACATTAAGATGTTTACGTACCGTACCTACTGAAGAGTGTAGCAAGGATGCTGCTTTTGACGTACTAATGAGGTCCTTGGCTGCGGCTGCATAGACCATCGTCTCAAACTTGTGAGTCATGTTCTCTTTATAGCATGATGCTTCCACAAAATCTCTCAATGCTTCGCTTTGACGCTTGCGAATATTATAGGACTTATATTTACTGTCACTGACAATGCCTATCTCATGCAACTTGTGCATGATAGCATCTACCGAGATACCATATACCATTTGCAGCTGTTTTAACTCCGAAGTGGAAATCTTCTCGCCAGGCTTAAATATACTATGAAGCGTGGCAGATGGAAGCAACATCTCACTTGCGAAGGCGTTGCAAAGATTTTCTTTTTCTCGCTGCGTTAGTTCAGAAGAGAATCTGTCATCATAAAGGAGATGCCCCAATTCATGCATACCAGTAAAACGACGACGTTCAACATGTAGTTGAGTACTATTGAGTACTACGATAAAGTCCTTCCCATTTACGATACCGCTCACTCCATCAAATCCACAGGGAGCTTCAGTAGATATGACCTTTATACCTTTTGACTCTAAGGTGTCCTGCACATTTCCTATGGCATCATCACCGAGATGCCAATCCTTTCTAATCTCACATGCCAATTCTCGCATTTGTGCAGCAGTGGACAACTCTTCACCTTCGCTTCGCTTGATGCTGTCAACGGGCTTCCCAAGAAGTTCCTCAACTTCAAGGTATCGTTCTATTTGGTCTTGTATCTGTACCTTCAGAGCATTGACGTCTTTTGCACTGGTGTCAGACTTCTTGCGAAATGATACTTGGAATTGATTAACATCGAAAGTAAAAGGACGCAGGAAATATTCAACATCAACATCCAATGCCGTAGCAAGAGCTATCAGGATGGTGCTGGTAGGCTTCATCTTTGCTGATTCATACTTTGAAATTGCTTGTTTTGAAACAATGCAACCGATGCTTTGTACAAGCTGATCCATCGAAATCTTCTTCAAGATCCTGGCTTGTTTTAGTCGCTGTGCGAATATTTCTAATTCAGTCATAATATTGTTTGTTTGAATTTCGTTGACAAAATTACGATTTTTTTCTTAATGTCAACAATATTCTATGAAAAAATTTATGTTTTGAGGTTGATTTTTTTATATTTTTAGTAATTTCGTCAACCAGCACGTGCTTTTTCGTGCATTTTCTGTCTTTTCTCCTCATAGTCCGTTTACCTACCTTTGCACTTGCAATCGTATGTAATCGGATTTTTCATGCACACCATCAATCTACAACTGCCTACAACATGGCAATCACTTACAGACAAGCAACTTCGCTTCGTGTTCCGGCTTCTCTGTGCCGACCATACGGCAGCACAGGTCAAGGCTCTGTTCCTGCTTCGCTATGGGAACATTCACATCATCACTCGCGAAGGGGCTGTCTTTATCTGCAAGAGAGGGAAGGAGCGGTTCACACTTTCCGCTCTGCAAATCACTGAAACACTATCGCACCTGAACTGGCTCGATGGTATTCCTGCCTACCCGGTGCGACTGTCACGCATCGGTAGGCACCGCGCTTTGCCCGCTCTCTTGCAGGAGGTGCCTTTCTCCACCTACATCTTCCTTGATAACCTGTATCAAGGCTATCTGCAAACGCAGGACGATAATCTGTTGGTGCAGATGGCACAGCTCCTTTATGATGCTCCAAGTATAAGGCTCAACCACGAAGAACGCATCTCGATCTTCTACTGGTTCGCCTCTCTGAAGCAATACTTCGCACGGACATTCTGCCACTTCTTCAAGTCTGTAGAAGCAGACGCAGAAGGAACACCTTCAGGGAATATCGGTTCTCGATTGCAGGAACAGATGAACACACAGATACGTGCGCTCACTGGCGGAGACATCACAAAGGAGAAAGAGGTGCTTGCCATGGACTGCTGGCGTGCATTGACGGAGCTGGATGCAAAGGCTCGCGACTATGAGGAAATGAAGAAATCATCTAAATAACTTTTCACATGGACAGAATATTTACCGAAGAAGTACAGGCTTGGCTGCAAGAAGATGCTTCCAAGCGTGACTACGCAAAAGGTGCGCTCTACCTCTTGCAGTTATCAAACAATCAAATCATGTACCGCAATCTGGTACGAAACCCTGCTGCAAAGGCAGAGTTCATCGAGTATCAGATTCGCAAGTACATGAAGTTCCGTCTGGCTGACCTCACTCATGCACAAGTGCAGGAGATGCAGCAGCAGGTCAATCGCATCGCTCGCACTCATGCGCTCGACAAGGAGCCTACCGAACAGAAAGGCTCCGCTTTTAAACACGGCAAGCGTGGCGACCATGATTCTCTGCCGCCAGAGATTCAGGCTCTCTACGTCGAGAATGCCTCCATCATGCAGAAGATGCGTGAGCTTCATCTTCGTCTGCGCACTCTCTCTACTGCCAATGTCACTTGCCCGGACTCCGAGCGATACCCATTCCTGAAGGAACTGATTTCGCTCGACAAGCAGTATCACCACAACTGGCAGGTATATGATTCTTGGTCAGCCGCCAAAGCCGCTGAAGGTGCAGAGCAGACGCTGATCGAGGATGAGCGTCAGCAGCAGAAGAACATATACCGCCAAATCAATCTCGCCAAAGGCAGATACAAGAAGAATCCTACTGATGCCCTAAAGGAGCAGATTGCTGCGCTCTACTCACAGCTGACTTCGCCTGTTGAAACTCTCACCGCCGAACTCAAATCGCTTGGCATCATCGGATGAAACGAACCACTTCCATAGAGAAAATCTTCCGTCCACTCTGCGAAACGTCTGTGCAGTCTGCGCTCTCTAACGAGATGCAGATTGCTGACATCCTGGAGTGGGTACTGGAACAGGTCGGCAAGGCAGAGGTATGGCAGACATCATTCTCCATATCGGAGGAATTTCTGCGCCGTCTCTACTTCATCACACGAGACGGCTCCGCGTCTGCCATACATCTTGTGCTGGACTTCAAGGCGACAAACAAGACATTGTCGCTGTGGACCTTCATCGAGCAGGTCATCAGTACCACGCACCTTGCCGATAACCACTCAAAGGTGCTGCTCATCAAGTCGGAGGCTGGCGACAAGGTGAGCATCATCACTTCGCAGAACCTCACACGAGGCAACCGCAATGAGTCCTACATCATCACAACGGATGAAGCGGTCTTTGATAAGTTCTTGAACGAAGTCCAGGATCTCATCAAGAATCATGCGGTGCCTCTGTCGGATATTCTCAATCAGAAGTTGCAACAATAAATTGTTTGATTTATGAATTTTACACCCGAACAACTGGAGCAGATAGAGAAGTATGCTTCCATCTATCTGCCGATTACGGACATCGCTATGCTCATGGACATTCCTGCTGATATGTTGCGAGACGAAATCCGCAACAAATCTACGGAAGTCAGCCGTGCATACCACAAGGGTAAGGCGGCTTCTCGCGTCAAACTGCACCACCAAGAAATGCTTCTTGCACAGGTGGGTTCTCCGCTCGCCATCGAGAACGCTCACCGTAATCTTTTAGATATGGAGGATGATGAATGATTGTGCAAACCGAATACAGAACGAAGCTCGCTTCAGTTATGTTGAGGTGCAGCCAATCATGCAAAAATAAAATTTTTGAATAATGCCTTTTCCTGCCGTTCAAGACATAGTTCAGATTGACCTGTTCACCGCCGAGGATGAACTGCGCTCGAAGTACCCAGCAACCTCCGTCGAGAGGGTGCTGCGTCTTCGTGCTATGTATAACTGGTTCATATCAAACCCGGAGAGCAAGGATAAGGAGTTTGTCGATGAGTGCCTTTCTCGCTATGGAGTGAGCAAGACACTGGCATACGACGACCTCCGCATCATCAAGTCTGTACTTCCACATATCACGGAGGCTTCCCGTGATTATCATCGTTGGAAGTACAACGAGATGATTCTTGAAACATACCAGATGGCAAAGAAACGAAAGGACACAAAGACCATGGAACGTGCTGCCACCTCGTATGCGAAGTTTAACAATGTCAATGTCGAGGACGAACAATCTGTGCCATACGACATGATTGTCATTCAGCCGTTCACCGCAACCGATGATCCGTCTGTCCTGGGCATAAAGCCTATACCGAACATTGACAAGAAAATCGCAGAACTTATCGCCAAGTATCGAGCAGAGTCCATCGATATTGATGACATCGAATATGAGGAACCTGACCTTGATATTGCGTGGGCTGATTTTGAGGAGATAAACGAAGCTGATACAGAAAAATAACGACTTGCAAGTTTCCTTGCAAGCCGGTGGCAGTTGGACTTAACACAAAATAGATTTTTGTTCCCTCTGCTGCAAAGGTAATGTTTTATTCTGAAACCACAATAACTTTCAAGAAAATTCTATGACAATATGGATAGAGCCTACATAAAACTGAAGAAAATCGCTGATTTCCTCTTTGAGATTTGGTATAAGGATTTGGACTACAACGCAGCCAATTCCTTCTTCCATGACAATTACAAGTATAATGGCGGTGAACACTCTGATGCTTCGCATGGTGGGTGTTCATCTGTCCGTTGTAGCAATTTCTTCGGCAGGAACCTCGATTGGTATTACTCCAATCTTGCCGAATTTATTGTTCACACGCCGCATGAGAACGGTCGCTTTGCGTCGATCTCCATGGGCGGTAACAGTCCCGGACTGACAAACGAGTTTGTCGAGTCTAGAGAGGACAGCCCTCGATACCAGTTCATGCCCTTCTCTGTCATCGACGGCATCAATGAACACGGTGTATGCGTATCGGTGAATGTTGCCCCAACAACAGGCAAGGGGCATACGCTCGGCACAAACCCTGACAAGCCGGAGTTGTGCGGCATGATGATTCCCCGATACATTCTCGACCATCACGCTTCGGCTCGTGAGGCTGTCATGGACATTGCAGACAACTTCAATGTCTATATGCCATACTCGGAAGCGCTCGCGGAAGAGTTCCACTACCTCGTTGCGGACGAGAATGAGACATACATTCTGGAGTTCATTGAGAATACGGCTGTCTATACTCTCGCTTCGCGTCCGTATATAACCAACTTCCACATGGACGGAGTACGGTTCAATCCAGACGGATCTGTGGACCGCTCCTCGGTGGAAGATTTCGGACAGGGCATTGAACGCTACGACATCATCACGGAGAATTATAGTTCCTGTAATGGCTACTCTGGGATGCTGTCGCTCCTTCAGAAGCTCACTTTCACCAAAGCATACCGCCCCGAAACATCGCCATACTGGTTCACGGAGTTCACAAGTGAGGAACGTGGCATCAAGGTGTCAAGTCCTCTCTCTGACTATGCCGAGTTCGTGGCTCTGGCACAGGATGCGTACAACCGACGCACCCGTTCTAATCCGGTCACATGGCAGACAACACACCGCTCAATATATGATATTCGTGCAAGGAAGTTGCACGTCATCATTCAGGAGGACGACAGCATAGTGTTCACTCGCAGTTTACACTCTGCTCCGAAAGATACTTTCAACTGGGATGCCACGACATTCTTTGAAAGTCTGACATCAAGGAACAGGCTTGCCCAAAGATTGGGCTTCACCTTCTGCCGTGTATCTGGTCTGGAGGGCTTCGAGGAAGCTCTGCATACCATGCAGTCCTCTACGGCAATCATTGCTGTATCGGACATTGCACAGGGATTCACGGAGCTGGACAACACACCGCATACTCGCCGTGTAAAGACGGTGTTCCTCGCAATGCGCCATGCTCTTGATGACATGGTGGCACGTCAGCAGTGTATGGACTCCATGCGAGAGGTGTTCCGTCAGTTCATGTCGGTTCTCATTCAGGAAAAAGTGAGAGTCGAGGAAGAACGCATCTACCTCGACCCTCGCATTTCATTCCAGGAAATAGACCGCTATTTCTTTTCTGGATGTGCATGTGCTTACTTCCAGATTGCTACGGACGTTTACACCGACCTTCGCTATAATCAGGAAGAATGGATGTAATTTGAAGTTAAGGAACTAACTTCAAATAATGTTCCTTATAACATTCTATGGCAGAATCATGGTCAAGTTCTTTATAACTATTCTCTGCTATGTGATTATGCCATCCCAAAATATGATTGATAAGGGAGAGAGGTACATCCTCATTCTTGAAGAAATCTTCAAGTTTCAAAAACTTCAGCAAGTCATGTTTCGCATAGGGTGAGTTGAAACTCATACTGAGTTCATCCACCCATTGCTTTTCCAAATTCCAGTACCATTTACGCCAAAGTGTATCTCCTTCGGCTTCTTTGGTGTCCCATGGATTGTTTTCTTCTCCATGGTAATATCTGCATTTGGCAATAAGTCCAGGGCGACGCTTTACCGCACGTTTCTCTCTATTCGTAGGTTCAATAGAATAGTATGTGAGATACCAATTGCGGAATGCTTCTTGGTCTGACATAAATCCACCCCAATAATAATACCTATTCCACAGAAGAGCCTTCAATGAAATAGGCGTACCATCATCCGCTTCGAAATCCTCATTGCCATATGCTATATATTCTTGGGTGCGTCCTTTATCTTCAAATCCATTTAGTTGCTCTTTAACCCAAAAAATTTCATAGTTGCGTGCAGTGCAAGCACCCTTCAACCTTGCTATTTCGTCATAGGGCAAGGTGTATTCTTCCTTCATACATTCTGGAGGAAGAAGGTCACTTTTATCTATCTCGTGGGCTTTCAGCTTCTCTTCGTACTCGTTCTTATCTGTTCCATCATAGAAACGGCACTTTAGAATCAAATGCTTTCGCCTATCTTCTTTTGAGTATCCTGTCATGTCGTATTGCCGATTTTATCGGCAAACTTAATGATTTTTTGTGAATAAATCAGTACTTGTTGGCAAAATACTGATTGCGTATGTGTCTTTTCTTGATGAAAACCAATTTTTTACCTTTGCAGCATGGAAAATCTCACCGAACAACAAGCCATTGAAGAGCGGCAAAAGTATGTGACAGCCTTCAATGATACGATGGTAAAAATCTGGAAGGAGCAGATAACGCTCCTCGGAGTGATGGACACGAAACGCCTCCTTCACTCACCAGTGGCCATCGCTATGAATGCCGACGGCAAGTTCTCGCAAGTCCAACTCTCGCAAGCCTTCCTCGAATATGGTATATGGCAGGACTACGGCACAGGAAAGGAAACGCCTCGCGGAAACTCTGGCGACATAGGACGAGAGAAGAAACGCAAGCGTCGCCGATGGTTCAGCCGCAAGTATTATGCCTCCGTCATGAACATAAAGGAGTTCTATGAGGAGAGCATGGGCAGAGAGTTTGCCGGAATACTTGCGTCTGCTCTGGATAGAAAGACTTTCAGGATGATGCACTAATATCAATGTACCTCAATGATGTCATTGATATTGGTGGTCTCGTTTTTCAAAGGTTGGAAATTGGTGAGGTCGGGCTTGGCTTCTTCGTAACCCTGACTGGCAAGGCGCACGCTGTTCATACCGAACTTCTTGTTCAGTTCGTCCATTGCCGTCATCAGAGCCTTTGATTTCCGATGCTCTTCAATATTCTGCTCGAAGAAGTCAAGCTGTATGTATTCGTCTGTCGCGATGTCGTTCAGTATCACTCCTGCTCGCTTATATTGATACCCTTGCCGATAAATCTTGTCAAGGGCTTCCGTCGCTGCTTTCGCTATGGCTACGGTGTCTGCCGTGCTGTAAGCCATCCTCACGGTTGCCATCTCACCATACTGTGCGAGGTCTTCCCTGTGGGGATTGGTAGCGATGAAAGTGCTGACCATTCCGCAGATGCTGTGCTGGTCGCGCAACTTCCTCGCTGCTGCTACGGCATAATTGGTGATGTAGCTACGCAGCTTCTCCTTGTCGTCTGTCATGTAGGTAAAGGTGCGCGTATGGGCTATGCTCTTCTGCATGGCTGGGTTCTCGATGGAGATACAAGGCTCTCCATGTAGCTCACGCCATGTACGAAGCCCCGTCACCTTGAAGCGCTTCTCTACGTCGTAGGCTGGCTTCCGGGTGAAGTCCCATGCGCTGCGGATGCCCATCGCTTGCATCACGGGAACAGTGCGTCTGCCTACTCCCCAGACTTCTTCGATAGGCAGCTTCTGCAAGGCTATCTCCAACTTGTCCTGTGGCAAGACACAGATGCCGTCGTAGCCTTTATAGTGCTTGGCATACCATGTGGCCACCTTTGCCAAAGTATATGTCAAGGATAGTCCACAACTTACTGGTATGCCTGTGCAATGCTCGATGTGCTGCTTTACCTTCTTGGCATACTCGCGCAGTTCTTCAGGATCTTCAAGGGGAAGTTCTCCGAAGAACTCATCTACGCTGTACTGGGTGAAGTTAAGGACGATGTCCTGGTCCTTCACTACCTGCATCAGTCGCTTCGATATATCTACATACTTGGGGAGGTTGGCAGGGAATACTGCTACATTGTTATTGTTGAGGATGTCCTTCACCTGAAAGACTGGATTGCCACGTTTCAATCCTAATGCCTTGGCTTCCTTCGTCAAGGCAAGGATAATGCCACCGCCAGCCTCGTTGCAGTTTGCCACCACAACGGGCTTGCCTTGCAGGTCGGGTCTCAAAGACACCTCACAGCTGGCATAGAACGTGTTGCAATCTATGTGAAGTATCATCCTATTTCTTCTTCAATACCCATTGCACCACTCCCCACACGCGGAGGTCTTCGGGATTGGTCACTTCAATGGGTGGATAATTTTCGTTGCCGGGCATCAGATATACCTTGCCTTTTCTCTGCACGATGCGCTTCAAGGCAAATTCTCCTTCTACGATGCAGACGGCGATATTGCTTTCTGTCGGGAACGCATCGCGATCCACAATCAGCATATCTCCGTCATCGATGCCTTCGTCTATCATGGAATCACCTACCACCTTCACAATGAAGGTCGTGGCTGGGTGCTTCACCAGTTCCTTGTTCAAGTCTATCGGCTGACTCTGATAGGCTTCCTGAACAGGAGAGGGAAACCCTGCATGGACGGTCGCATCTTCTATCAGCTTCACCCTTGATTTGCTGTCTTGAACAATGGGGTATATCTCGATTTTCGGCTTCTTCGTATTCATGCCACAAAGTTACGTATTTTTTAAGTCTGAAGGACTATCAAACAGGGCTTTTGTGTCTTTTCATACGCTGTTTTTAACCTCTACCTTTGCAAAAGCTAATTCAAATGTCAAAACCTCATCGTATGATTAACGTAAATTCTCTCAACCAGGCTATCACGGCTCTCCGAGCCGAAACGCAGATGAATGCGATTTCACCGTACTCTCTCGGTGGACTCCTGCAAACGATTTCCAATCTGCTTGCCACCGCCACCACAGAAGCAGACTTGACAGCCATCGGTCAGCTGCAAATCGCACTCAACAACCTAAAGCAGAAGGTAAACGCTTACGTCATCCAGCTTCAGAATGATCCGACGTACATCTCACATCTGCAACAGGGTGCCACTGACCGAAACAATGTGTATCTCAATGCCACAAAGGTAAACGTGGCTTTCGGCACTGCTGTTACTGTCGAACAGGCTGTGACCATCAAGCAAGCCACTGAAACACGTGCCGGGGTCATGCGTGCGCAACAGGTCACTGACCTTATCGAAGCGAAGAATGGCGTCACCACCTTGCAAGCAAGGGTTCAGCAGTTGCAGACGCTCGTTTCCGACATTCGGTTGGCACTTCAGGAACTCGCTTCTTCCGTCACGCGCCAGTTCCATATCGAGTGCAAGATAAACAGACAGAGCGGACTCCACATCACTGGTGCCAACACGCTTGTCAGGGATGGCTATGTACCGTACATCTTCCGCTACTCACGCAAGAAGAGCCGTTACCGCCACGACCGTTCAGAACACCGTCGCAAAGGTCCGAAGATGCGAGGATGGCATGTGTTCTGTGGGGAAGACAAAATCAAATTCGTTGGTAATGACTTGATGAAGATTTCAAGTCATAGCGGGGAAGGCATCGTTCAATATGAATACTCCTCTTCCCCTGAAAATCTTTTCTCCGGCTTCAGAGAAGTAAAAAAGGATGGTACTACTGCCATCTATGTTACTTATGGCTGCGACCATGTGGATGTGAAGGAAGGGAAGCGTTTCCGCTTTGCAGTTGCGTTCTCCCGTCCGCAGACTGGACAGCGGTTTGACTTCACAAAGCTCGTAACGAACCTTGCAGAGTTCAAAGTGTTTGTAAGACCAAACCCAAACACTTCTTCATTATGGATGGATTATCTGTACTCACGATAAGGCATAAAAAAGGGGCGGCTCAAACCGCCCTTACTCGGTGGTGGGGCGGCTCAAACCGTCCAGACACCTCTGCGGGATGGCTCAACGCTCTTCCGTATTGGTCTGCTGGTACCACCACTTGCGTGAAAGGCTCGACTGATGTTATTACCGCATGAACAGCAAGCTGGACATTTTGGAATCCCACCAAGCCAAAGACCGTTAGCGACAAGCCGATGAATAACAACACGGACTTCCTACGGCGTCACGCTGCTTTATATGCTTACGCATCTCCCAAAAGGGAAAAAGCAACCATCCTAACGCACTGCAAAGGTACAACAACATGCTAAATCCTCAAAAGACAAAAATAAACCGCTCAAAATCAACGCACATGAAAGTTGCTACTAAAATCCAATTTGCCATCGCCATCGCTTCCTTCGTCGCTGCCATTGGCTTCGGCATCGCTGGCTTCGTCACGCCACCGCCCGGACAAATCCATGATTCTGTCCTCTACCTCGTGGCACAGTTCCTTCTGCTCACTGCTTCCATCTTTGGAGTCGGTGCCATGTTTTCAACCAAGTTCAACAAATCAAGTGAATAATCATGAATCAAGAAATTAGAGACATCATCAATGAAATGGCGTTGTACGACCCTTGCACGCACATCACTCCGGCAAGGCTCGCCATTCTCTTCGGAGCGTTGCTCGATCTGGCAGACAGCACGGAACTCTCCGAACTGACTGCTACTGGGTGTGCGCTGCCGAAACTTTCGGGAGCTTTCACCTATCAGGGAATACCTGCCCATGAACGTGCCGTTCTGCATAGCAGTGAATACTACATCATCTTCTGCACTTGCCACAGTGGTACTGCGGGCAATCTGGGCGAAAAGTACATTCTCTTCAAACGAGACGGTGAGGGGAATTACCTCTATCAGACTACTTACACTTCATCCAACGTCACAGACTGGGTGAAGCGTGCGTTCAATGAGTGTACGGCTACAAGCACTTATCCAGGGCTGCTGTCAGCGGCTCTGTATAAGAAACTTGATGCCGTCTATAACTGGGCTGTCCAACAAGGGATGACACCCGTAAACGAGTAGCCTATGAGAACAATAGACAAAATCATCGTCCATTGCTCTGCAACTGCCGAGGGCAAGGACTTTACCGTGGCTGACATCACGCGATGGCACAAGGCCAGAGGATGGCGCACCATCGGCTACCACTTCGTGGTCTATCGTGATGGCAGCATACACGAGGGGCGCAACCTTGCCGAGCAAGGTGCGCATTGCAAAGGGCAGAACGCCCACAGTATCGGTGTTTGCTACATCGGCGGCTGCGCTGCTGATGGCAAAACCCCGAAAGACACGCGAACCACCGCACAGCGTAAGGCTCTCGTGGAGCTGCTGCGCCGTCTCAAAGCGCAATTTCCGAAGGCTGCTATTCACGGCCATCGGGATTTCGCTGCAAAGGCTTGTCCGTCTTTCGATGCGACAAGCGAGTATTCAAACATCTAATCGTATCATTCTATGAAACAATATCTGTTCTTCCTTTCAGTCGCTATGCTCCTCTTCCTGTCCGCTTGCAAGTCGGCTCATTCCGTCAGCAAGGTGGCGGAGTCTGCACAAACGACAGAGACGAGTCTGACGAGCGCAGTCACTTCGACCACGTTGTCTGACTTCATTTCAGCTATCTCCTTGCAAGCGGACAGCATAATCATGTGGGTACAGCCAGCGCCTTCATCCAGAACTCCTGTATTTCAGGATCTGCCTGACTCCACACTCGATGGCAAGCACGGCACGCCTACGCCAACAGGCGCGGACAAGACCGTTCCTCGTGGCTCTGGCGTATTACCGAACAATGCCATAAAGGTCTATGGACTGCATGTAAATGCCGCTTCCACAGGACAGCAGACAACTGCCGTCCAGAAAGCTGACTCCCTTTCTTCTACGGCGAAGACCTCTTCTGCCTTCGAGGAAAGGGAGAAGTCCAAGCCTCCTGCGTGCGCATACGCGCGTTTATATATTTATGGTGCAATCACAGCAGCTGTCGCTATTGCCATTGCACTCATCAGAAGAAAGATGAAGAAGTAGCCTTCATCATCCAATGCCCACCCGCCCCGCAAGCATTGCTGTTCCTCCTTCCGTCGGTGTCGGCAAGGGTGCATACACTTTTGGCAAGAGAGTGTTGGCGATACACGGCGAAGATTACACGAGGCAGTACCACATCTGTATAGATAAGGTGCTGCCTTTTTTCGCTCCATTTCCGCTGTGTCTCTGCTGGCACACACTCTCGCCGCCAGCGTTTCAGTGGCTCACTTCAAGCATTGCATTACTTGAAGTGACGGCAAGTTTGCCGCCGCCACTTCCACTGTTCTTGCTTCCTATGCTCGACATTCTCCTCCTTCCGTTACGGCATTGCTTTCTCCCTTCTTTAAGGTGCTGGAACCAAGCCGCACCTCTTTTTGCACGATGCTCGGTAACTCGCATCTTATGTCAGTTGCAGGATGGGCGCTCCGTGACCCGCGCCTTTTCATCCTCTTTCTTCTATGTCGCTCGACAACTCGCGACACTCTCTTCTCATGCTTGATGTACTCCGTGCATCACCGCACTTGCCGTAGTGCTAACGAGTACGCGCTATGGCAGGTGCTGCGCATGGGGGTTCTTGGAGGTGCTGGGAACCAAGCCGCACCTCTTTTTCACGATGCTCGGTAACTCGCATCTTATGTCAGTTGTAGGATGGGCGCTCCGTAACCCGCGCCTTTTCATCCTCTATTTCCCATGTCGCTCGACAACTCGCGACACTCTCTTCTCATGCTTGATGCTCTGCCGGGCATCACCGCACTTGCCGTAGGGCTAACAGGCACGCGCTATGGCAGGTGCTGCGCATGGGGGTTCTTGGAGGTGCTGGGAACCAAGCCGCA